GTTTCCCAGTCACGATCGGGTCGGCGTGGGCAAGTTGCCAGCCGGAGGAACGTCCGCGTTGATGGTGATCGCGCCTCCCGCTCCGCCGTCCACGATCGTGATGCCGCTTCCCGCAGTGAGAACGCGCTCGTTGGCAAGGTTCGGATTCGCCGTTACGGTGACGAACGTTGCGTCGAGACCGCCGACCGCAGCAAGAAGATCTGCCACCGAAAGTCGGCGACTCTCCGTCTCACTGATGGCGACCTCGAACTGCTCAGTCCCCGCCAGCGGCAGAGTGACCGGTCCCAGATCTGTGATTTTCACACTCATATTACAATTCCCACGGCGGAGTTCCGCCATCTAGTGCTTGTTGAATCTCCCTGAACGATCCCGACTGCGTCACGCGCAGTTGACCGTCGCCAGTGGCGCGGACGTACAGGGTTGAGAACGACGGATCCCCGCTGACGTCGTCGACTGGCCTGTCCGGGCGAACGAACCGAAGATTGATGTCCTCAGTTGGTCGAGCCGCGAGCCGATATGGGTCGAAGTCGTCCAGATCGTCGATGCACACCTTGAGACCGGGCGCATTCGGATCGTCGTACAAATCTTCGAGAAACATCTTCCGACTGCATCGCGCACAGATGCCGATGCCGAAGGTGGCTTTCCCCGATGGATCTAAGAATAAGCTCATCGCGTGTACACCGAAATTCGTGGTTGCAGACGAGTGATGGAACCGTCGTCTTCTCCGGCCCATACCATACGGGCCTCGTTCTGAAGATCCGTCTTCAATTCCTCCAGCCTGGAGTAGTCAGCCTCCGGCACCTCGCGACAGACGTCCACGGACAACTGCGCCATCACGAATTTGTACCATCGTTGAGGAACCTCGATCTGCTGAACCATAGTTCCCACGTCCTGAATTTGTCGCTTGACGTACAGAACGTACTGGAAGAACGTGAACTCAGTGTCGGGTATCGGCCAAACCGTCGCGATGGATTGGTTCAGTGCCGAACCGACCGCTTGCTTGTCGAACCAGTACTCAGTCGGGCGAGAGAGGAACGTCTTGTCCGGCAGATTCGAGTAGTCATCTCGGTTGATCTTCGGCATCGGTATCTCGTTCGCCGTGTTGCCGAGGAAGAACTCCGCCAGATTCAAGATGGTCGTACCGTTCGCCTGGAGCCTGATGAACCTCCACGGAACTTGCTCCTCCAGATCCAGCCAGAACCAATCCCCCGGCACCGCGTTCAACGCTGCATTGGTATACAGATCGGTGAACGCGATGCCATTCTGAGATCCCTGAATCGTAATGTCCCAGGTTTCGGTTGCAGCCGGAGTGAAGAAGATTCCGTAGTTGTCTACCTGAACGGCGTTGTTGGCGCCGAAGTCCACTTGGAGGAATCCGCCAGCGACGGTCTGAACTACCGACGTCGTGAGATCACCGTCGAACGCATTGTCCGGGATGCCTTCGCTTGCCGTGTTCGCCACGCCGAGCGTTCGGTTGAGGTCACGAATGTTGAAGTTCATGACGTCCACCGTGCCGATCGGAAGTGGAACGCTGCGCTGCCCTCTGTAGATGGGGAGAATAGTCTTCTCGATCACCCAGAGGGGGATTCCGTACGAAGCGATTGACGACAGGTTCAGGAACAACAGATCCAGCGCCGTGTCGATGTTCTCAGACGTTATCGCCTGCGGAGGCAGCTTCGCTCTTCGGAAGGCGTGGTCAATCACCTTCCGAGTCTCGAAGACTGTCTGTCCTACTGTTCCTGATGTTGCCATCTACCTTACTCCGTGTCCTCGTGGTCTTCGCGCCTTCTCGTGTTGAGTCATGGCTCGGTCGATCTTTTGGTCAACCTCGCGTGAAGTGACCGGACCGCCCCGAGCCTTCGCTACTTTCCCGACGACTTCCCGTCGTGCGTGTACTTGTGCGCTCCGACCTCGCCGCCCTTGCCGACGTTCTTGCTGCCACGACCAGAAGCCTTGACGCCCTCACCCTGACTGCGATCGGGCATGCCGTGAGTCTTGTGAATGCGTCCGCCGCGAGCCTTCTTGACGACGCCCTTGCCAGCGTTCTTCTTCGCAGCTTTGCCGCCGCCAGGATCGCCGGTTCGGTAGTTGTCCGCACGCTTGTGAGTGGAGTACGGAACCATCTTTCCACCCTTCATCATGTAGACCTTGCCGCCCTTCTTGTAGCAGACCTTCCCGCCCATGTTGCAGCGAGTGTATCCCTCGACCTTGCCGCCCTCCTTGTATCCAGGACGAACCTTCGAGCGACCGCCAGCTTCCTTCTCTTGCTCGCTGTCACCCTCGGTCGCCGGCATGTTGCCGTGATCCATCGTGTCAGCTTGCTTGGTCGTCATCTTGAAGTTGCTACTGACGTCCTTCTTAACCTGACCGCCTTTTGCAAAGCCCATCGCCGCACCAGCTTCAGCCAGTCCAGGATGAGTTTGCGCGCCTTGCTTGAAACCCTTCATCTTCTGCCTCCTAGTTGTCGGGATCACCCGTGATGACTCGGATTTGATCCCGAATCTGTTGCTTGTATGTGCGGAGATTGCGCTTGCCCTCTCTCATCACGTCCTTCACTTGTCGGCCGACCACGCCATTCGGTTCAGCCGCTATCAGTACGTCGAGTCTAGCGAGCGCCGCGTCCACGTTGTCTCGCTCAGTACGAAGATCGATCAGCCTCAACGCGTCAATCGCAACCTGAGTTTCCGGGAACGATGCGATCGTGCCAAGCGCCGCGAACAGCGCCTTCGCCACCGTCTCGCCGTCATTTGCGATCTTGTTGCGAAGATTTCCGTACGTCGGATTGTTGATCAACCCCAAAGACTGGTAGAGCGTGGCGACAGCGTCGCACCACGCATTCCCGGCCGCATTGTTGAACCTGATTGTGATGACCGTTTGAATGGCATCAACGAACCCTCCACGATTCAACGTGGGATCCGCGATTATCGCGTCAATGCCTGCGTTCCAGGCGTCTGTATATGTCGTCATGCTCCTGATCCGTATAGTATGCGCCACCGAGTGTCGGCGACATCGTAGTAAATTTCGCAGCTCTCATCCGGACCGAGCACGAAGTTCGCTCCCGTGGGGCTGATGATCCGATTGGCCGCGACAGAACCGACGTCCTGATGGTTCAGCGTCACGTTGTTAGCCGATACGTTGACCAGCTTGAACGTGTCGCCGTCCTGAGCCGACGTCGCGTCGATTCCACCGAGCGCGCTGGTTCCCGCGCCGTCACCGGACAACCGTGCGAGATGTCGCATTCCGTTGTTCGCAGTACCGGTCAACAGTCCAGCGTAATCTTGCGTCGCACCAGCCGCCAACGTAGCCGGAGAGATAGGATCGAACGACATGACTGCCGCGTGACGCGATCTTCCGGCAATGACGAACAGCGATTGACGTTCCGTAATTGTCACGCCGGGACTGCTCGTCGGGAAACCACCGACCGTCAACGTGTCCGCGTTCGCAACGCTGCCTGTTGAATTAGCGTAGCTGACAGGGTTGATGACCCACGCGCTAACTCTTCCCATCGCTAGACCGCCGACCGTCAGACTTCCCGCTTGGGTAAGAAGGAAGTCGGCCCAGTCGCCGGCGACGCCGATGGTCCTGGCGCTCGTGACGAAGTTGCCGAACTGGTTGCCATTCGCGCCGGATTGCGCGCCGAGCGAGAAACCCTCCACGCAGTTGATGGTCAACTCGGTATCCACCGTCCAGTTCATCAACATGCGATCCGTCGCCGGGAACGATTTCTGGAACTGACCGATGATGCCGCCGTTTTGCTGCTCGAACTTGAACCCGGTCGCAGCCCATCCCTCGGACCAATCACCGCTCGCGCCGTACACGACGCCGAACACGTCCACGTCGAACTCAAGATTACCGCGCAGTCTTGAGCGCGCGTTGCCGAGATGATCCAAGAAGTATTTGTTCGTTCCGGAGTTCAGCAGACTGCGAACGACGCTGACCGGCGCAGTTGCGGGACCGAACGTGAAGTCCGCGCCCATGTTCACGCCGTAGTACGCCGTCATGTTCTCCGTTCCGAGACTGGGCTGGAACAATGCGACCGCTGGCTGAAGCAACTCCAAGCCAATCATGGTACCGAGGTTTACGACAGACGTGCCGACTGTTGAGAATGTCGGTGCCCACCGAACAGCGATCTGGTTCGTGACGGACATCGTACCGAATGCGCCAGTAGCTCTCGTCTGAGGCGTGGCACTGATGACCGTGACGGCTGCGGTTGTTGCAGCAACGCCTCCGCCCTCCTGCGCAGTCGACGGACCGCCGTTCAGAACAATCGTGTTCAGCGGCGACAGCGCGTTGACCGTGCGCAGCGTCGGCAGCGCCTGGAACAACGTGAACGCGGCGAAGGAAGGAGCAACGCCGGACAGAATGTTCGGCGCTCCTCGCAATCCTTCCCAGATGAACAGCGCGTTATTGAACGTGATCGCAGGACTGGCGTTGTACGCACCTCCGATGAATCCGGCCGCGTAAGTCTCAGTCGGATTGTACGAGAATGCGTACGGAGACAGCGCGACCCCCGCTGCTATGGGGTTGTCGATGACGACGGGAGACTGAAACTCGACGAGGCCGAGGTTCGCGTTCGTGCTGCCCTGGAGGACCAGTCGGTTACCGGCCAGCGTTCCTCCAAACGCAGTCTGACCTCCAGCCCGACCAGCGAGCAGGAGGTACTGAGTGTGAACGTCTCCGACGGCGAGGTTCAGCAGCGCATTGTGATCAATCGCCGCCGCGTCTACGCTTACAGTTACAGGGTTCCCGGCACCTCCGTCGACGATGGTGATTCCACCGCCAGCGGTGAGGATGCGCTCGTCCGTGAGCGTTGCATCCGCGGCGAGAACGACGTACTGCGCGTTCGTCGGTGCTCCACCGCCGCCTCCTCCCGGAGCCCAGTCAAAGTCGAAGTCATCGTTAGACAGCTTGGTGAGAACCTCGCCGGTGTTGCCACCGGCAGGGATCTCGATCAGGACTACGCCGTTTCCCGATACAATCGCGCTTCCTGGCATGAGCTACCCCACAGTATTTGAGATGTGCTCACGCAATTCCGCGAGTCTAGTCTTCTCCTCAAGAAGTCTGCCGGATTCTTGTTCAAGCTCTGACGCACGATTGTCAAGCTCGTCTTCCCGTGCGAGCATGTCGTTCTCCTTCTCCGACACTGCACTCTCACGTTCTCGTACTGCGACCAACTGCGCATCCACCTTCTTCTCGGCATTCCGCGCTTGCTGGATGATGCTGTTTGCCTCCGACTCGGCTGCCGCGAGCATTCGCTCAGCTTCCTGCTCCGCTCGTTTGACGCCCTCCTGACCCTTGTCACGGTAGCGCTGAGCGTCGCCCTGCGCATCCGCGAGTAGAGCCTCCGCCTGCTCCTTCGCTTGGGCCAGAGTCTCCTCGGCCGCAGCGAGCTTCTCGTCGCACTCGGCGCGCATCGCGACGATCTCCGTCGCCGGTCCGGCGAGTTCGATGGCGTCCTGCGCTTTCTTCTGTGCTTCGCGCAACGAGGCAAGCGTTTTCTCCAACTTCTTCGGATCAGCGAGAAGAGCGAGCGTCGCCGGACTGAGGTCCTTCGCAGGACCAAGACCTTGCTGTCCTATACTCATGATACTGCTCCCGCTTGTCTGACGACGATCTGAACGTCCCCGGTACTGGCAGACACGTTCAGTCTGACCGCCGCTGGAGGCGACACGATGGTGCCGTCTTGGTTTGTGGTCTCGGGACCGTCGAATCCCGGCGTGTCGAACCAAGTCGCCGTCGCCGGATTGAAGTTCGGATCGAACACGTCGTCAAACGTGTGTTGAACCGTGTACGTCGCCGTCGCGCTGATGATGCACGCGATTGCGATCGACGTTGACCCGAGGTACTGATCGATCGGGATCGGAGGTGAGACGCCGACACCCGTGACTGTCTGAAATACTGGTCTCATGTCAGCCTCCTCACAATGAAATGCCGAACTGAATGCGCTCGGTCGCCCAATAGATCAGGTCGAGATCGATGCGTTCAGACGCCGCGTTGCCGTTCTGGATGTAGATGAACGGAATCAAGTTGCCGGCGATGTCCATGTACGGGAAGTTCTGATCCGTCAGATCAAACTTGCCGAGAGCATTGCCGTTGATTCCACCCCACAGACCGTCAGCACCGTCGTAGTACATCGAGAGTTCGATGTCGTCGTCATTCACCATCGTGGGCTGATTGGTCAACCCAAGTGCCTGACTCGTACCGAACTGATCGATGTTCAGATCGAAGGCTGCGACGCCGGAAGGCTTGCCCCACCACGCTCCGCTCTGAGGCGACTGATCGTTGCCTCCGCCGCGAACGCCGATGTTGACCAGCGGCTCGTTGACGTTTGCGAGGTTGATGATGGCCTTGAAGAAAGCCTGCCGATCCCGAGCGAACGCGAACGGACGTCCGCCATACGCGATGGAGAGGTCGTCGTTCAGGTTAGCGCCGGTCTGACAGAGCAGCCGTCCACCGACTCCCTGAGTACCCCCAAAATAGAGGATACTGCCCTGATTGGCCGTTCCAAAAAGAGTCCCGGTGTTCCACACTCCCTCGATCGTACCGTTCGGCTCGGTCGTGATGACCCGATTGAACGCGAGGAAGTCGTTGTAATACTCCGAGAAAATCGTTCGGTCGGGAGCCTTCATCGAGTTGAAGATATCTCCCTGCGAGCGATTCGTCACCCCGTTCTTGAAACGAATTACTTCGTTGTCAATGAACATGGTTTATCTCTCCTGGGCGCAGAACAGGTGATCGACTGTGACGTCTACGGCGTTGCCAGCGGCACCGGAAACCGGGCCAACTGTCGCACCGACTTCGTCGGCAGGAAGTGTGAGTCCCGTCAGATCCAAGGATCCGGCGAGTACGCCGTTGACCGCGTAGGACAACTTACTGACACCATCCCAGAACAGCGCGAGAGTGTAGTTGTCGTCGTCCACCAGCGTGACGCCGATGTCGCTGTCGATTGCGACCTGCGCCGCACCGCTGCGAACTACGACGTCCAGCGTGGTAAGCGTGTCGAGACTCTGGAAGAAGACACCGTCATCCGGCGTTACGCCAGTGATCGCGTCTGCCAGACCCGCGACGAGAATTGTGTTGGCGACATCGCCGAGTGCGACTCTCGTGCTGAACCACAACGGGCGTCCCGCTACAATTGAGAATCCCCGAGTCACGGGGCCAGTGACCGCCGCGTTAGCAGCGACCGCTCCGGTCGTCAGAATGACTGCACTCTGGTCGGCAACCGCAGCGACCGAACCAGTGGCGATATCAAAGTAACCCGCGAGCGTGAGCGCGTTGGCTACTGGCCGATTGAACTCGTCCATGAGAGTGACAAACTTCGTCGGGTCGAGCTGACCCATAGCGCCGAAGATGTCCGCTTGATTGCGGTTCGTCACTCCATTTTCGAGGTTCGTGTTTTCTATTCCTACTCTACTCATTTACGTATCTCCGTAAAGTTAAAGTGAGGAGGGACGTATACCGTCCCTCCCCGTTCACCAGATCACAGACCCGGAGTACCGAAGACCGTTCGTGGATCGGTCCACGAAGGCCAGTAACGCTCGGTCGCCTTGTAACGCATGGAGTCTGTCTCGAAGTCACCTTCCATAGACTTCTCCATCTTGCGTCGCGTCAGCAACTGAAGGCCACGCGGAGCATCGGTTCCGACCCACCATGCAGTCGTCGAGGTAATGCGGGACAGATTAGCCTGACCCTCGCTCAACAGACCCATCGACTTGATCGGGTTGATGTCGTTGTTGGCCGTACCCGCACGAAGAACGCTCTTCAGCAGAACTTCAGCCTGGAAGACGTTGCTCGGTCCGCAAACAATCTTCTTCGGCGTCAAGCGGATGCGCTTGCCGTTGTTGTCGACCGCGTTCCGGATCTGGATCAACTGTTGCTCCAGCGACGTTTGCGACAGAGCCGCAGCGGTCGTGAGCAAGTTGCTGAACGTTCCGTTAGCAATCGGGTGAGCAGCGTTGTTGAGAGATACGCCATCGCCTCCAAGGAACGCGCCGTTGAAGGCACGGTTGAAGATGTTGGCGCAGAGCGTCTCTTTCGTCTCGATCATCGACTGAGCAAGATGCTCGGCGTAGATCGTACCGATCTTGATGTGGTCGCCGTCTTCCACCAGGACTTTCGTCAGGGCGAAGGCGAGACCGTAGACACGGTAGACGTAACGCTGAATGAACAGCACACCGCCGGACTGGTACGTTACCGGAAGACCGTCAGGCAATTCCGGTGCAGCACCGAATCCGTAGAGGACCGGCTCTTCGTGGTACGAACGGGGGATACCCGGACGTTCCTTGAAGCAGCCTTTCCACTCGTCGGCTCGCTGGTTGTAGATACCGTCGAACACCTCGTTCAGGATGGGTTCGACTACCGACCGAAAGTCGGTTGACCTCATTGGTACTGCCATGAGTTAACCCTCCCTTAGATGCTGGCGATGTCAGCCACGGTCTGGTGCTCAGAGATCTGAACAAGAACGATCGGGAACGGATCCGTCAGTTCGTTGTCAGGTCCCGGATTGAATCCCAGAACTCGTAGACCAGCGTTAGCGGCGGCAGACGCAGTATCCAACGCGACGTTGGATAGACCCGTGATGGTCGAGCCGCCAAGAGCGGTCCAGTCGTACTGTTGACCGATGTCAGCTTGCGCTAACGGGCCATCAGCCTGGATCTCGTACATCACAGTGTCCTGCGCCTGAATGTAGTAGGCTCGGATGTTCGTCGCGACCGTGTTGGCAATCCATCGGTTACTTACCCGATGACGGCCTTCCACGTCGTCGTACTCCACTCCTTGAAACGTGCCGATGGCGCGAGAGCCAGGAGCGGCGCCGACTATGAACCCCGCAGCGTTGATTGCGATCGGTTCGCCCTGAAAGATGTTCGCAGGGTGAGCCGACACGATCGTGCCGAGAGGTCCCGGACGTACGATCCCTGAAGGACTGTACGCCGGTCGCAATCCGAACGGAGCAGCTAGTTGAGACATTGCATTTAACTCCTACTTCAGATCAAAAATCCTAGTAGTGCCCTTCTCCGGGAGCAACCTCGCCGAGGTTCTCCGCAAAGGAGCCGGGATCTAGGTCCTGACCCAGTTCAGCCATGCCCTCCTCGAATTCCATCTTAATCCCACGTGATCCACTCTTCGCAGCGGCGGCAGCTTGCTCCTGGATAACATCCATGACTGAAGCAAGTTTCTCCTCCTCTTCGAGCGGCTGATTGTGATGAGCCTCGCGCATGTACGCTTCGTAAAGCGACATCGGTAGCTTGAACGCAATCATCTCGTTCACGCCGATACAACCGGCATAGTCACCGGTCTTGAGCGTAGCGAATTCCCAACCGGGAACGTCCTCCGCCTTGACCGGCTCGTATCCGAGACGTATCCGCCCAGGAATTGAATCTCTGGGATTTGTAGTGGTCAACCAGCAGACATGATACCCGTCAATCGGCGGTAGATCGGGTAAAACTGACTGGAAAAATGATTTGCGAAACTCGTCCAAACGCTCTGCGTCGCTAAGGACACGCTCTTTAGCCGCTGTCTGACGTCTGTCAGTTTGCGATCTCGGTTGCCGTCCTTTCGCAGAGACCCTCTTCCGTCTCGCGCCCGTTTTCTTGCCGGCGACCTTCTTCTTGCCACCGGACTTCTTGCCTACCTTCTTATCGGCCATTGCTTTTCACCCTCTCATTCAGTGAGTTGCTACGCATTATTCTGCGCGTGTTCCTCGTCCCATTTCTTGTAGCGTGCGAGCTGCTTCTTACGGAGAACGGGGTCGTCCCACATTCCTGCCTCAATCATAGCCTCCTTACGCTCCTTCGAAATGTGAACCTCGTTCGACTTGAGGACACGGTCCCGGCCACCCACTCTGAATTTCGGGCCGGTTGGTTGTCTCTGACTTCCTCCATCGCCACCACGATCTCCGCCGCGATCACCTCCGCGATCGTCGTCGTAATCGTCGTCACGATCTGCGCCGTTCCCTTTACCCTTACCTTTCGCAAGATGAGGCAGACGTCGCGCGATGCGCTTGTCGAACTCATCATAGTAAGCGGGGTCACGCGGATCCCATCCGTCGCGGACCATCATGTCATCGATGGCACCGGCGATAGCCGAATCCTCGTCCCGACGTCCAAAGTCGAACCACTGGTTCTTCTGATGCCAGTTCCGCACGTTCTCAACCAGCGTGGGGTCAACGTCAGGCTGCGCGTTAGCGGCCTCCTTCTGCTGCTCCTTCCAGGACACGAGTCCCTCGCGTTGATCTCGCAGACCGTCGCGGATGCGCTGCGCCTCGGCAGCGTCCTTCCCCTCGCCTGCGTCGATCGCCTTCGCGTAGACGTCTTCCGCCTGTTTGATGGCGTTGTCCAACTGGTTGATCTTCGCGTCGACCTGAGATACTTCGGTGTTCGTCTGCCGCTTGACGAGTTCGTTGAGTTGCTTCTCGACTTGCTCGTTGCGGCTGCGCAGAAACTTCAGTTCTCGCTGGTCACGTTCGCGCGCTTCCTTCTGGCGCTGGCGACGACTCTTGTTCTCCTGCCGTCTCCGTTCCTTGCGATCTTCCTCATCTGGCTCATCATGGCCAGCACGACGGTCGTCGGCTCCCGCTTCCAGGTCGTCGTCATCGTCGTCTCCCTTCCGATCATCGTCGACTGGAGCAGCCTTCTGGTCGCCCTCCTCGACGCCGTCCCCGACCATGACGAACTCTTCAATGTCGTCTTCGTCAGGTTTCTTGTCTTCGTGCTCTGACATTGTTTAGACTCCTTCAGTCTACAGTTATTTTAAGTACGCAACGGTCTCGAGTACCTTGTCTTCAGGCACCTCACCGCTGAGATCCAAATCATCGAACACGACGAACAACGCCATGTCCAGAGAGTTGGGAACGGGAACCTCCCATCTGTCGCCGCCGTACTTCGGGCAACGGACGAAGGCTCCCGGTTGAACCCACTTACCCTCAGGCCACTCCTCAAGAGTCTCGCGATTGCAAAAGGCCGCTGGTCCGAGCTTAATGACTTTGGCGACTTGAGTATTCCACTGCTCAGTCTCGCGGGTTTCCTGTGGAAGAGCAATCCCGCCTCGAGATTTCAGCATCGGGGTACGGATCTGCACCAGGACCTTACTCCCGAACGGCGTGAAACCGGGATCAGCGTCTGGGAACGCTTGATCAATACTATCGTACGCCATACTACTTGTACGACTCTGCGAACCGGCGTCAGCCAGCTTCAATCCTTCACTTTTCGTCATTAGCTACTTCCTCAATAGCACTGTTAAGCAACTGCTCGGCGAGTAGTAGACCGGCATAATGCCCGCAGACGTATCCATAGCCAAACGAAGAACGATCGCTCGGCTTTCGGAGGGACGCATCGGCATACTCGGCCTGGACCTCTTTGAGCTTCTTCAGGTAAACTTCTAGTTCGTTTTGCGGCGCCATCGTACACCTCTGCGTTTCACAACGCAATCAGCACGGAGTCTTCTTCCCTGAGGATCCGTATCCTGACCCGCTCTTCGTCGAGCGAGACATGGACGACTTGTCGCTCCCGCCCTTCGGACCCGGTTTCGCGCCTCCGCGCTGCCCCAGTCGCCCGGTCGTGGCGAGCTTGTAGTGTTGTCGTACGTACATCGTCGTTACTCCTCTTTCTCTCAAAAATTCTGGCTCAGAATTGTCACCCGAAGCTGCCGAGGGATTATTCTACCCTCATGGGTTTATACCCGTTCCGGTGCTCAGGTCCGTCTCTTCGCCAGACTCCAACTCCGCAGCGGCAATCTTCAACGCAGTCAGGTTGTCCTGCGTATTCCGACGTTCGTCGGACGATAGCCTCGCAGCGGTCCGCTCGTCTTCGGCAGTCTCGGTCAGCAACAACTCACGCAAGCGAGCAGCTCTCGCGTTAGCCTCTTCTGCTTCCTTAGTTGCCAATTCAACGGCTTTCTCCCGCTCCTTCTGCGAGAGTTTGGAGAACTCGATTTCCTTCTTGTCCATCAACTCGACTTGCTTCAGTCCAGCCTTGCGCTCATCGTCCGCGGCCTTGCGTTCCGTCTCCGCTTGCTGGTTCGGATCGATCGGTATCGGCGGCGGTTGCGGCGCGAATTGTTGCATCGCTTGAAGCGTCTGCGTTATGATCTCGGGAACCTGTCCCAAGACCTCCTGACTGCGTTTCATGACCATCGGGCTGGCCTGCGCCAACGTCTTACTCAGTTCGTGTTTCGCCTCGGGACTCTGGTCCTCCATGATGCGTCGCATGCCCTCGTCGTCGACGTTCGCCGCCTGCATGACGAGTTCGTAGTTCGCGTTGACGTACCAGAGAACCAAGTGCTCCTTGACGTGGTCGATCATCGCCGGCATCAGCGTCGGTGCGATCGCGGGATTCTGTCCGAACATCGGACTGAGTAAGTAGTCGAGGTGAGACTGCAGATGGGCTAAGTGATCCTGCTCGGGGAACGCGGCACTCGGACGCCCGAGCGACATGGCCGCGTTCTCGTTTACGGCGTTCTGATTCTCCGGCTTGTCCTCCGGAATCAGTAGCTCGTCAGGGTTCGGTATCTTCGTGCGTTCGAGCAGCCGCTTCTCGACGACACGCTTATTATATAGGTCAGGCATTGCGGCAGCGCGATCGGCCACGATCTGCAACTGCGCCAGACGCTGAACGTCACTGAAGACCTGCGGATCGGCCGTCGGCACGACGTCCATCGGTCCCTGGAAGTCCTCGCGGTACGCCAGCAACTCACCGAGTTCGTCCTGAACCTCGTCGTCGGTGATGTACATCTTGTTGATGCGATGCAGGATCTCGATCACCATGCTCATGCTGTGATAGCTGCGCAGATGGATCGCGGACATGACCTGCATGCCCTCCTCGATCATGGCGAGCGTGGTGCCGACAGGCATGTTCGGGTTCTGCTTCGGATCGTGCTCGAACGTCGTTCGCACGACGCCACGACCGGCGTCAACGCAGAAGCCCAGAAGCTGGAACAGCACCGGCGACGGAGGGTTGAACGGCAACGGCATGATCAGCTTGCGAATGTCCTGGTCTCCGGCGATACCGCCGTCGATCTCCGTGATCTGCGTCGCCTGGAGTTCCGACTTGGTCTGCCCAAAGAAGTTCGCACCCTTCAGGCGAATCGCCGTCGGCAGGTTGTTGACCAGCGCGCTGTCAAGAAGAGCGCGGAGCGCGCCAGTAGCAGCACCCGACAAGGAGCCTATCATCTGGCCAAGACCGATAGAGTACGCTCCGCGCCACGGGATGAACCCGAACTCGACCATCCATTGCATGCGCTCCTGATATTCGTCGTCTTGTTCCCAGTTCCGGACGATTGAGACGATCTTCTTCGTGGCGTCGTCGATGCTTATTAGATACGGAGCGTTCCCGTCCTTGGACGCCTCGACGTCTTCCCTTCCGTGTCCGTCAAAGTTGTGCCAGCAACTCACCTCGTGGACGACACGCACGCCGTCCTCGTTGTAGAAGTCGGTGTCCTCCTTGCCCTCCACCTTGTCCGTGGCCTTCTGCGCCTCCGTCTCCTCGGGCATCTGCGCGTTGACCAGCGGAGTGATGTCGCGGTACATGCCATCGCGGACGCGAGCCTCGAACTCCATCTTCGTGATCGGTTCGTGGTACGTCTGGCGCTCGGCCGTGTAGAAGTTGCTCGCGCTGTAAGGGATGGACACTTGATCCTGCGGCACATACATCGGAACTGGACGTGTCTTACGCTTTGACCAATCCGGCGTCAACCTTATATATTGACTCCCAGACAGGGCGAGCTGAGGTAGGAGTTGCTCAAGCTCAGGACGAAACTCCTTCATCTGCTTGAGGAACTGCCAATTCATGTAATTCTTGACGCGATCCGCCTTCTGCAATCGATCGGGCGCGATGTTCTCGCCAGGAATGTAGGACTTCACCGGTCCGTCCGGAGGCATCAGCTCCTTGATAGCGCGAGCGCTGTAGTCTACGCTCGACTCCGTGAGCATGGGGTGAACGGCGCGACTGGCACCGGTGAACTCCGCGCCGCCCGGTGCCTCGTCCCCTAGTCCGGTGCGCTTGATGGCGTCGGCGTACTCCTTGTCTCGCCGCTTCCGCGATTTCTTGTCTCGCTCGATGGCGTCGTGAAGATTAGTGGCCAAGCGTGTCAGCTCGTCCTCGGCGAATGCCTCCACGATGTTATCGTAGAACTCGTAAGTCTTCTCGACCGCCTCCTCGTCACTGACGCGTACGATTGCACCGCCGTCATCGGTGTCGGTAACCTCGTCCGGAGCCCTGTCGAACTCCATCACTTCATCTTCGCGTACCGCCATCAGTTACTCTTCCTTATCGTTGCAACCATCTCGTCAACCGCTCGTTCGAGCGTACCTTCCAACACGCAGACCGGGCATCCGTCGTGCTGCGGAAACACCGTCGGTCCCATGAAGCTCATCACTCCCATGATCATGGTGTTCTGAATCGCCTCGTACAAGTCGGGCTGTCTGTCCTGAACGCCACGCTGAATCAGCATCGCGCGCAGTTCGAATTCGTGCTCGGTGCAAATCTGGATCCGCGTGACCTCCTCGTCACTCTCCACTCCACCGGGCATCAGGTGTTCAACCGTCATACGGATTACTCCCGTGTCCGTGCTTCTGCCGCGCCTTCTCTGCCGCCATCCTCGCTCGCTGCCTCTTAATCTCCTTCGGGTCTCGCTTGATGGTCAGCGGTCCGATGTACTTGTCCATGAACACGCGCATCGCCTGAGTCGAAGTGTCGAGAAGGTCGTCCCTCTCGATACTTCCCTCACCTATATATGAGCATACCTGCGTGATCAGCGGATCCATGTACGTCTTCGGCTGACCCTTCATGCTGTCGGACTCGATGCACCACACTCTGCGATGCGCCCACATCGGCGAAGTCAGATGGAGCCGGGTTAGCTTGTCCGCGTTGCCGGGATTGTAACCCTCCGTCAGGACGCCCTCACTCGCGAGCGATTGCATCAGACTCAGTCCGCTGGCCTTCGTCTCGATCAGGATGATGTCGACCTTCTTGCCCTGATGACGCGGTCGGTTCTTCGCGCGGATGCCGGTCGGCCGCAGCATCGGCTCGTCCTGGTCTCCGTACGTCAACTTCCGCTCCTTCTTGACGCGCTTCACCAGTTCAGGGAACCCGAGCCACTCCTCCCACGCGTCAAGGAGCATGACGTGTTTCTGCGGAGTTTTGTCGCCCTTCATCTTGATGCTGAACATTCCCCACACGCTGCACGCCGTCGGGTCGTTCTCCTGCTTCTTCTTGTCGTGCTGCTTCTCGGACATCGCCGTGTCGAGCGACATGATGATGACCTCGAACTTCGGCAGCGGCTTGTCCACCGGCCAGAGCCTCCACCAACTGCGCTTGACGACACCCTCCTCCTCTGGGTCGAGGATCTCACCCCAGAGTTCCTGACGCCCGACCTTCGTGCCCTCGTACTTGGACACGTTGTCGAAGAAGCTCTTCGTCAGGTTCTCGCGGTTCTCGTACGTGCTCCCGACAACGGTCACGCTGTTCGGATCAGCAACGAGTCGTCGCATGAAGGGTGTCGGCTTCGGCGTGCCGGTCCACACGACCTGCGGATTGTCGCCGAGTCGGAGGCCGAACCACAAGTTGTCCCACGCATCCTGCGGATACTTCCACGACGCGATCTCGTCGCACCATGCCGCGTGATGCTGCGGTCCGCGAAGTCGCTCAGGCGTGTCGCCCGCGAACCCGCGTATAAAGGTGCCGTTCCACAGCGTACAGCTAGGCAAGCCCGCATTCGTGTCGGCAATTAGTAGAGGAGGAATCACGGAGTAGAGACCGGTCGGTCCTTCAAAGCAAGTATAGCGAACGTCGTCGTGAGTCGGTGCGACTACCGCGTACAATCCTGGGATTGAGCATGCACGACCCCCGAGCCAGTTCGCAGCGCACAGCGTTTTACCAAACCCGCGCCCACTCCGGATCCCCCAAATCGTTTTGACGAACTCGTCGAACTCCTTCGGCGGGAGTTGCTTGTTACGAGCCATCGATTTCCACATCATGCGCCACCGAAGGAAGTGCAACTCCTCCTCGGTGAACGCCATCAAATCCTGGCGATACTGAACCAGCTCATCAGGCAGATCGTCCAAGTCGATCCTCGGCAGTGCCGAGTAGTCGAACGCTGAGAACTGTTGAAGAGCCGGTTCAGCCATCAGCTTCCTCCGGAAGTCCGTGCATCTGGAAGATCTTCAGGATCAACTCGGCAGCCTCCTGACGCGTGATGTTGCGCAAGGTGCCGCAACGCTGCCACACGAAGCTGAGCTTCTGCGCACGCGTCCAGAGTATTTGCTGACGAGTTGCCAAGACCTTACAACTCCGATCCGAAGAACGACTTGCACACCGACGCGAACAGATGGTCCTTCGCTCTGTCGTGCTTGTGAAGCTGGTCGTACGGCAGCATGCACGGATGCGTCTTCGCATCGGCGTCCTTGTTGTTGCCGAACGTCCAACCCTCCGCGGACTTGTACTCCATCCACTTGCGATGGCTCTCCTCCGGCGTCAACTCCGGATCCTCGAAGTGCGCGAGCACGCCACTGAAGATCGAATCCTTCAGCGACTGCGGAGTCTGCTCCCACGGCAGGTGACTGTGATCCATCAACACCTCGCGACAGAACGCTCGGTTCACCTCATGACACGTCTTCGCCACGAGCCAGAGCATGCGGTTACTCTCCACGTCGTCGTCCGTGGGAGGAACCTTCTGCTCGTTGAACTCCGTGGGGTCGATGCTGCCGGAGTCCTGCGCAGTCACATTCTCTTCCTCCGGTCCACCAGCACTGCCATCCGCGTCCGATTTGTACTCCCCCGGCTCGTGCTCCTTGGCCATCTCGTCCATGGTCTTGAAGCCGTCGGGTTGTGACTCAGACATTGTCCTCAGCCTCCCTCAGCTTCTCCGCGAACAGGCTCTGCTTCAGGAGGTATCCCTCCAGGCTCCAGATCTTGTCTCGCGCGTTGCGCCGTGCGATGGCTCGTCCGACCTCCTCATCGAAGTTCTCGGGGCTTGCCGCCGCGCTCTCACCGACCACGTTGTAACCGTTCACCAGCGTCAGACAACAGACGGTGACCGTCGTTCCCGGGAACTGGTGATAGTCCTCGTCCACGATCGTAGCGTCGATGGCCTCGGGAGTCAGGCGCGGAGCGTTCAGCCCCTTGTCCTGCAACGTCTGCTCGATTCCCGACTCGCTGCTGTCGGGCACTGCTCCATCTCTATGGTTCATGGTACTTCCTCTCCTCACTTCTTACGGTTTCGCTTCCTTGCCTCTTTAGCCGCCTTGTTCCGTTTGCGGTTCTTTACTCTTCTGTTCTTAAACGCGGGAGTCTCCTCCGAAGGACCGACCGTTCTGTGCTTGCCCTGACCGTGCCGAACCGTTCGCGTCTGTGACTTGCCCCTCACCGCGCTCCACCTTCTCGGCTCGCAGCCTGTGGAACAGCCGACGCTCCTTCTGGAAGTCCGTCAGCTCGCGCTTCACCTCGCCGAACGTGGGCCGAGTGCGCTGCCGATCGCGGCGAATGTGTTCGTCCAGCGACAACGTTCCCTCCCGCTCGTTCCTCGGCCGTCGCCACTGCCATCCGCCGTACTGCGCCAGCGGGTAGTCCTCCAAGTTGTCCCGTCGTCTGCATCCTACTTCCTCAGGCACTCGTGCCACGCTTCCGTCGCGCGACGCGTCGCCTCCTCGCTCACTCCGAGCTTGTGTACCAGCAAGTCGCTCTCGTCTCTGCATGCCTTCAGCTTTTCCTTCGTGTTGTGGAGTGCGTCGTCGTACGCTCGTTGCGCCTCCAACAGATCGAGCTGACGCCGTGCGTACTCCACGCCGGCGACGTAACGCTCCTCCATCCAATCGACGCAGTATCGCTGTCTGTCGCGCCGACGTATTTCAAAACCTATCGCATTCCTGAACCACTTGCTGCCGCACTCCAGGCGACTCTTGATCATGTGGTCCTCGTACCCGGCACTGACCTCCTGACTCCAGCAATCCTTGTTCAGCGGTGTCCATCCGAAGAAGGCAAATCCTCCACCCTCACCACCTCCGCCATCGACCGGCCCGAAGCATCCGACAGCCGAAGGGAGGTTCCGCTGCACTGCGATATACGCACTCTCGTTAGACACGCTCGTAGCCTGTCCGGACGAGTCTCCTCCGTATCCGTGTGCTTCGGCTGCTCCACCAGTGGCCTCGGACCTCGCATCGCTTTGGCTGTCGGACCTTGCCCTCGCTTCCGCTTCGACATCTACGTTCACCTCCGCCGGGGTATCGTTGTTGCACATCCCCATGCGCTCCCACTTCGGGTCACACTTATCGCGATCAGCGAGCGCCGAGTGGCTCCAGGATAATGCGACGGCGACGCAAATGCCGACCGCTCCATACCTTCTCAGCGCTCGCCGAAGCGTCACGGTGTAACCTCCTTGACTTCGCACGTCGCACCCTCCGTGTCGGTCGTGCATGTCAACGTGACGGTCACATCGAATGTCGTTGGCGGCAGCGGCGGCTCAGGCTCCGGAGGCAACGTCACCTCCACTTCGAACCGCTTCGCTATCTCGTTGCTCCACTTGCTGATCAGCGTCCTCGTCTCGCCGGGGTTCGCCGGATCGGGGACGATCTTGTACGCGGTCGCCGCGAAGTACACGGTCGTGTCCTCGTCCAGGTCCAGCGTCACGTCGGCACTGACAGCCGTGGGATCGTTGATGTCCAGCGCGTTGTCGTAGCACTGGCCATCCAGGAGCGTCGTTGGATAACTGCCGCAGCGTCCGTTCCGCGACAGCGTACTCCAATAGATGCCGAATCCTGAAAGCTCGCCGGGCTGGATGGTCGTACCGTCCTCGTTCTCGGTCGGTGCAACCCAACTCAGCATCGCCTCGCCCTGACCGTCCACGATGGGACCGACAGGAGGAGGCCCGCTGTCAGGCTCGTTGATGGCGGCGCTCCACAAGAATGGAATGTTCTGTCCGCTGCGCGTGGCGTCAAGGATCCTCGTCTCGCCGTTCGCGTAGTTCAACGTGATGCGTACTCCACTGACACCGCCGTCAATGTCGCCGCTAATCTCCAGTTCACCGAAGTTCGGGTTCGCCGGGTTCCACGTCATGGTGTCGACGGCGTTGCCGTCATTATTGCTGCCGACGTCCGGAGTGTGCGGCACGGCGTTGTTGACTATGTCCCATCCGCTGTTCCCGACACCCTCCAACTCGACGGTCCAACTGGTGATGCCCTCGCTGTCGTTGTCCATGAACAGCGTGAAAGACTCGTTGTTGCGTAGCTGCAAATCTACGTTCGTTATCAGGTCGGCTTGCGCCGTGCCAGCGAGCATCAGTAGAAGTAGTCCCCAATTACGTCTCATCTTCCTTCCTTTCATTCATTCCGGGTCAGGCTTGTTCGTTATCATGCCGAGGATGGAGCTGACCACGCTATCCTTCGTCTCGGCTTCCAGCTTCAGCGGCTGTCCTGGCGGTGTGCTGTGTTCCTTGCGATCCTTGTACTTGTCCTTCTTGTACCCCTTCAGTAGCATCGCCATCAATGTGTCGGAGTAGTCCGTGTACGTGTCCGTTATCTCGCCCTGATAGATGACTGGACGGTCGAAACCCTCCACGGCTCGGCGGTGAGCCTCCGATTCGAGGAAGTCCTCGGCCATTGCCTCCGCCGCCTTGCATCCCGTGTTGAACCCCTCGTCTGTCTCTCTCCACCGATGATACTGTCCCCAACTGATGCCAGCCGCGATTGTACCGTCTCGGACGATGCCCCTCTTCGCGTAGGCTCTCAGGAACGCCATCTTCAGTTCTACTATCTCCCCCTCTGTCTTGTCCTTCAGCGCGCCGGTGTCGAAGTAATCCAAGATTTCCTTGGCTCTCTCCCGACCTCCGTGAGAAGGCTTCCGGCGCGTTCCGTGCGTCGCCCTCCGCTCGGCCTTCGTAGGCTTCTTGCGGACGACCTTCTTCTTCGCCTTCTTCTTCTTCTTCTTCTTGGCGACCTTCTTCTTCCGTGGGGTGGAGGACTTCTTCGCAGCCTTCTTCGCGCGCGAGGTTCCGGACGCTCGGACGGATCTCCGAGAAGACGCCTTCTTCCCACTCGTCTTCTTCGCGACTTTCTTCTTCGTCGCTTTCTTTTTCGCTCCAGACTTCTTTGCAGTCTTGCGCGTTGTCTTCTTGGTTGCCATCCACTCGTCGTTCCCTATCTGATCAAGCGGAGAGCGACGACACGTCGGTTGGGAACCTAAGACGACGAGGAGGAAGTACCAAAGCTCGCGACTCAGAGTGGAACCGGAAGTACCGCCGCTCTCCTTGGGCGGAAATAGTACCCTCGCGAGCGCGTGCGCGCGTAGTGCTACAGAATGATTCACCGACGATACGAGCGCAGCCGGAGTTGATACTGGTGATACAGTGATACACCTATTTAATAGAGGAGGAGGTAAAGAAGGAAAGGAGTTGTATATTTAGTTAGTAACTAAAAACTAAGGTGGTGAAAGAAAGTAGTAGGGGGTAGGGAAGCGCCGCAGCCGTAGCACTGAATCGGCCCGTACCAGCCTGATCCACGATTACCCCATACAGGCAACATGACCCCATAACCCCCTGATTCCTATACGGTTGTACGCGCTGCCTTACATAACGTATACTTGACAGCCCTGCCAGCGCAGCCGCGCCGGGGGATACATGTGACCGAGGAGGAAGTACCGCGATGGGCGATGCGAGACTGAGTGCTGCGCAGATGAGACAGCTACGAAAAGACGAACAGAAAAAGGAGGCCGAGCACTACGCGAAGCAGTATCAGGGTTTGGCAGCCGAAGCTGAGGGAATCCCGTTGCGCAGCAAAGCGCAGCATCCCATGTACGTTGAAGTTCGCACGCTGCACCTATTACGGGGCATCGCGAAGATCGAGGGAGTGGCCGTTCAGGAGTTGGTGAGGGAGGCGCTTGACGACGTGATCGACAAGCGGATGCGAAAGATACCGAAGAAGAAACCGAGGGGGAGCGGCAACACTAAGCGAGCGAGCTGACCGTGGCAAAGCGGGACATGCTCGCGCTGCTGCGCGCGGACGACCTTGAGCGCAGTGGTTTGAACAAGCCGGCGATCGTGCGGAAGCTCGGTCTCAGTGACATGCTAACGAAGGTCCAGACGTTGGCAGAGACCGGGATCGAGGACGCGGTCGCGTACACCATACCTTACTATGGACCGAGAGGCGAGGACCTGAAGTATCATCGGTGGAAGCTGTTTCCGCTCACCGACGAGGACATCGGGATCAAGTACGCGCAGAACGAGAAGACCATACCTCACCTCTACCTGCCGCCGCTGATAGACTGGGTCAAGGTGTGCGAGGATCCTAACCAGCGCATCATCATCACCGAGGGCGAGAAGAAGGCCGCGTGCGCGACCAACATGGGGATGCCGTGCATCGCGCTCGGTGGCGTGTGGTCGTTCACGAGCAAGAAGTGGCACCTCAAGGAGATCCCCGACCTCAAGTGGTTCACCTGGAAGGGCCGAGAGGTCGAGGTCTGTTACGACGGCGACATGTACACGAACGAGAACGTGGCGCGTGCGCTCGACGCGCTCACCGGCATGTTGACGAAGAAGGGCGCGCGAGTGTTCGTGCGTCACCTGCCGAACGAGGACGGAGTCAGCAAGCTGGACGACTTCCTGGTGGCCAAGGGGAAGCAGGCGTACCAGAAGCTGCACGTTGCCGAGGCGCCGAACAGCGAGTTGATGAGTCAGCTTAACGAGGACCTCGTCTACATCAAGGATACGCAGACCTACTTCTCAACGCACGAGCGCATCCTTTACGGAGACGTGGCGCGGCTCAAGCGCAGATACGGCGCGCTGAAGGTGACCAGCGAGAGTGGGAAGCAGATCGCGGCGGTGGACGAGTGGGTTCAGTGGCCTTACATGCGCATGGCCGATCGCATGACCTACGCACCGGGGAAGCCGCAGTTCGTCAACGGAGAGTTGAACGACTGGCCTGGATGGGGAGTGGAGTCCAAGCGCGGCAACGTCGGCCAGTTTCTGGAGGTCGTCAAGAGCATAGAGGGGTGGGAGTGGCTGCTGAAGTGGCTGGCGTACCCGATCCAGAACCCGGGAACGAAGATGTTCACGGCTGTCCTGCTCTGGTCGGTGGAGCAGGGAACCGGCAAGACGTTCATCGGCGACGTGATGCGAGACATCTACGGGCGCAACGCCAACATCATCACGTCAGTAGAGTTGCACGACGACAGCTTCGTCTGGATGCGCAACAAGCAATTCATCCTGGGAGAGGAGGTCAGCCAGCGGCGCAGCGTGGCGGACAGCGGCATACTCAAGCACATCATCACGAACAACGTGGTCACCATCAACGAGAAGTACGTCCCGACGTACGACCTTCCTAACTGCGCCAACCTCATGTTCACCAGTAACAAGCCGGACGCGATACTCATGGACCAGACCGACCGGCGCTTCTTCGTCGGCAAACTGGACACGCAACGACCGCTCACCTTCTGGCGCAAGCTGGACAAGTGGCGCAAGCGAGACGGAGGACCCGCCGCGTTCATGCACTACCTGGAGCACAGAGTGAACTGCGAGGACTTCAACCCGCTGGCTCCGCCGCCGGAGACCACCGACAAGCGCATGATGAAGGACGCGGGGCTCACCAGCCTGCAACAGTGGGTGAAGGAGTTGATGGAGGATCCCGAGGCGGCGGTGGCCGAGGCGGTGGGAGACGCGAAGATAGCGCGAGAAACCATGCGCAAGGACGTGTTTCCGCTGCGCTCCATCATGATGTGGTTGCCTGAGGACCTGAAGCGAGGCACGAACGCCGTGATGCTCAGTAACGCGCTGGTCATGCTCGGCGCGGTGCGCAACAGCAGCCCGGTGCGACTGACGAAGGGCGGACAGCAGAGGCTGATCGCCATCAAGAACTGCGACTACTGGCGCGAGCGAGTGGGAGCGAACAAGGAGTGGGCGGCGAACTTTGAGAAGAAGACTACCGTGATGAGGAAGCGCAAGTGAACCCGTACATACGATTCGTCGGGCCGCGCTACACGCCGAGCGGGAAGACCCGCATCTGGAGCGTGATAGCCACGCGGAACGACGCGCTCCTGGGTGAGATAAGGTACTACGGCCGATGGCGTCAGTACGCATTCTTCCCGGAGCCGAACACCATATTCAATCCTGACTGCATGGACGAGGTCAGCAAGTTTTGCAGGGAGGAGACGACGAGGCAGAGGAGACTGAGTGGGACTAAGGGATCACGTAAGCGCGCTTGATCTCAAGTGCATGGTCATCCGTTGCGCCATCTGCGAGAAGCCGGTGGACAAGGTGGTGAGGGAACCCAACTTCTGCGCGGACACGACGCGATTCACGGTGTACTGCCACGGCGACACCGACACGTGCGAACTGACCGCGATGCAGTTGGAGGAGTTTGGCCCGGACATGGAACCGGGATACGCATTTACAACGAGGAGGATAGAAGGTGAAGAACATAACGATCGGGGATCTGGCCGCGAGAGTGGCGGAGATTGCGCTCCAGCAGATCCAAGACTCATTGAGTACGATCCAACTGACGGAGCGTGACGTGGTCGGCGAGGCGATAGATGGAGTGTTCGGTGCGCAGCGCAGCGTTGATGACGAGCTTGAAAAGACCGGGCGGATGCGAAGCATGCTGGACGAGGCGGCTATCGGCCGCGCGCCGGGACTGTTCATGCCAGCCGAGCCGGACAAGCCGACGTGCAAGGTGCTCGTCACGCTGAAGGGAAACCGACGCATCATGTACGAGGACGTGACCGGGACGCTGGTAGATCAGGACGGCTACCTTGTTATAGACAGACAGAACGGCGAGGTCGCCATACACAACGCGAACGAGTGGGTCTGCATGCTGAAGGAGCCGTACCATGCTGAAGAAGGATGAGCTGGCGCACCCGAACTCGTGCATCAACAAGGCTGAGGACGACGAGCCTATATTCGTACTGCGAGCGAACGACGAGCTTGCCGCGGAGACGGTCGAGGTCTGGGCCACGATGTACGGCGTGGTCAAGGCGAACAACAATGGCGGCATGACTGAGGCGCAAGTCGCGAAGCAGTGCGAGGCGCGGGAGTTGGCCGAGAAGATGAGAAAGTGGAACCGGGAGAAGAAGCAATGAGGATTGTGATATACGACGCCGAGATCAAGAAGGCGATACTGAAGCGTGGCGAGGAGCCGATACCGGGCATTGAGTACTGCGACGGCTGGCGCGACTACAAGAACATGGGAGTGAGTACCGTTTGCGCGTACGACAGCGGCGAGGAGAGGATGCGCGTGTTCTGTGCTGACAACTTCGACCAGATGATCGAGTTGTTCTGCGACGCCGACCTCCTGGTCGGGTTCAACAACGTGGGATTCGACGACGAGTTGCTATCGGTGAGCGTGCTCGGATTCGACGACGTGGTCACTCCGCGCTACGACATCCTTCGGGAGATCTGGCGCGCAGCGGGTCTTGACCCCACGACGTTCGTTCCCAAGACGCACGGCGGCTTCGGACTGGACGCGATGTGCGAGGCGAACTTTGGGCAGAGGAAGAGCGGTCACGGCGCATACGCTCCGGTGGATTGGCAGCGCGGCAACATCGGCGCGGTGATCGACTACTGCGTCTGGGACATCGGACTCACGCGGAACTTGCTGCTCAAGGTGGTCAGCGGTCAGGCGCTCACCAATCCCAAGGAGGACTGGAAGCCGCTGGTACTGCGCCAGCCCGAGGCGGTGTTCGAGGAGTTTCACGATCAGCTCGCCGAGTTCGTTGGCGGCATAGAGGGTGACGCTGAGGAGGTGCGCGCCGACGGCGACGGCATCGGTCACGACCCGGACTATCAGCAGGGCAAGCTGAGGGACAGACGACCGGAGGCCAGCGAGGACGTGCCGGAGCAGGTAGACGTGAACGCGCTGCGCCACGAGCAGGCGACCAAGACGCTACCGGCCGGGAACTTGCCGGACGATCAGCGGTATCTGTGGGACAACATCCTCGTGGAGATTGACCCGCACGCGAAGATCGATCACGTTCTGGTCGCGGTACACACCAACGACGGCGAGGTGATCAAGCGTTGGCTGAAGCTGCACGAGTGGAGTAAGGCGGAGCTGAACGACGCGCTGCTCAACAAGGACGGTCCGGCCGTGGTCAAGTACCTGAAGGATCACGCCGAGCTTTACGAGCGCATAGGAGACGACAGTGGCACAGTTGGATAGCAAGCGTCGCAGCTACGTCAAGACGATAAGTGATTGGCCGAGGGGAACTCGCAGACGAGGCGTCGGTTTTCTTCACGATCAGGTCTGGTTCCCGGCGCCGACGGACGGCACGTTCGTTCCGGACCGACCCGGTCACATACCGATCGAGAGGTTCGACGGACAGTGGCACGAGCTGTATCTGGACCGTCGCATGTTCTGGTGTCGGTGGCTCGGCTTCGGCATACGCATTCACACGTTTTACGCGGGGGACGATGACGCTGCGCCGCACGATCATCCGTGGTGGTTCATCACGATTCCGTTGCGCAGTTACTACGAGACTGTGCAGAGCGAGGACGGAAGGCTCAACAGCCGGGTCGTGCGCGCGTGGCGTCCTCACTTCCGTCGGGCTACTCATCGGCACTTCGTCCACGAACCGCTGAAGCCCTTCAAGACCATCATCATAACGGGGAACGTGTCGCACAACTGGTCCTTCTACCCGACCATCCGGGGGAAGATCCGGCGCGTGCTGCACAGAGAGTGGACCAACTACAACAGAGAGCGGGAGGGTGCATGAAATCGAAGTGGGAGGAGTACCAGATTTGTCTGGAGCGCGGACACGTTCCGGACGGTACTTCATACAGCGACGCGAGCGGTGAGCATCACACGTGTCGCTACTGTGGAACGACGTGGTACGAGGAGACGGTGTGCCACTACAGCAACGAACCGACGGAGGAGGAGAATGAGTGACCCGTTGGACGGGAAGTACGTTTGGTATGACAGAGGGTTCAGGAAGTGGTTCCTCTGGCCGCACGACTACCCGCCGCCGAGTCACTTGCTGCACCGATTCGTCAGAATAAGAAGGTGGAAGAAATGAACACTGACACGACCTGCACAGTCTGCGACGGAACGCGGACGGTGAGATACAGGGACAAGAAGAACCGCGAGCAGACTGGAGACTGCTACCATTGCGGCGGGGACGGACAGGAACCGCAGTTGCCTGACAACTACGGAGCGAACTCAGCCGGATGGTGCCGCAAGTGTACCGTCATCGGAGGAGGGCATCGCACTGCCTGTCCCGACAACAAGTGATGGACGCGGTCGGCCTGCTTCTCTTCGTCATCGGGGGACTGGTGCTCGAAGAGACCTGGCGAAAGCGCATGTTCCTGCCGATTGAGTTGGCGAAGACCATGCTCACCGGCGGGTTCTTGTGCGTTCTGACGGCCGTCATCATTTGGAGATACCTGTGAAGCACGCGATCTTCGCATACAACTACCGGGAGGCTGAGCGTCACGCTCGCGAGAGTGGGTTGCAGACGGGACAGTGGATCTACGCCGACCGACGACACAAACTGGAGGGACTTGACCCTGCTCAGGTGATAACGCATCAGATCGATGGATGGGAACTCAACGACGGATGCAGATGGGCATGGGAGTTCTACAAGCAACGATGCGCCGTGTACGGCGTACCAACAGGAGGAAGTGATGAGTGAACAATTGAACGAGGAACTTGGCAAGCTGATTCAGAAGGCTGCGATCGACGGCACCCTGAGCAAGAGTGCGGTGGAGCAGTTCAACGGATTGCTCGTGGACAACGAGAATCTGCAGAAGGACGTAGCCGTCAAGGTCAAGCGCATCCAGGATCTGGAGGAGCAGGTGAAGAGCCTGACCGAGCAGAACCACAACTACGCCGAGATTCAGAACGGCGTCAAGGAGCGCGAGGAGGCGTGCCGCGCCAAGGAGCAGGAGCACCGAGACAGACAGGTGAAGTTGGAGTGCGCGGAGATGCGCGTAGCCGATCACCAGAATATGTTCGGACTCGTGTTCCGCAACGCGGTAATCAAGAGCAGCGTGCTCGGCCAGGAACTCGTCGCCATACCCGGCACGCCGGATCAGGTTGACCAGTACGGGAATAGACAGTACGGCACCGGACGAGAGCCGGACGTGACTGGCGTGCCAGTGAGCAAGACTGAGGAGACTCGGGAGGAGTAATCATGTGGGAATTTCTGTGGGAACTGTGCCAGTTCTTCTTCATGGTCGGCACGCTGCTGACGGCGGTGGTCAACACGTCCAGCATCAAGCACCATACCAAGCGCATCTTCCGCCTGGAGTGCGAAGTTTGGCCAGCGGTGGACGCGCGGATGAGGAAGCGCCATGAGCCAAGATGACGACGACATCTTCCTTCAGCCCAAGGGGGATCATCAGCCCACGAAGGTGATGGAGCTGACCCCTCCCAAGTTCAACGTCTCGTTTCACAACAGTCGTGGGGAGATGATCGGCAAGCTGGAGTTCGACGAGGCGGAGGAGACGATGAAGTTCGAGGGCAACGCGGAGCGGAGTGCCGAGGTGTTCTTCGAGCACTTCATCCGCGACAACTTTCAACCGTGGTATGAGGAGAAGTTTGGTGACAAGAAACACAGAGGGTGAAATCGTAGAACAGTGCTCGGCGAAGTACCGGGCAGACGCGCATCACGTCCACTGCGTCAAGGAAAAGGGACACGAAGGAGAACATCAAGATGCACGCGGGAACTGGCATAAGTCAACTGAGGAGATTCCTGTTGAAAAGAGAGCAGGATCCGACGGGGATCTCGGGGACGGGGATAGTGGCGGAGGGAGCGCTACTGAGTGACGGTCGTTGCGTTGTTCACTGGCTGACAGACTACGCCAGCATCAACATCTATGCGACGGTCGAAGATATGGAGGCGCTGCACGGCCATGACGGACAAACGAAAACGCTCTGGTGCCAAGACGACGACGCCTACGACGCCACGCTCGACGATGCCTGAGTCATTGAACTTCGTCGCGGTGCTGTTCGGCGACGGAGCGCGCGGGTACAAGTTGCAGATCCACGAGAACAAGGAGTTCCGAGTGACGTGTACCGCAGTGCGTGAAGATCGTCGGAGTCAATTCGTGCGCACGTTCATGAGTGAACTGACAGGAGACGAGGAATTCAGCACGTTTGCAGCCCTACGGGAACGCTGGAACGAGCTGTCTAAAAAGTGATCACAGGAGCCTGTAGGTCAGCAAAACTGACGTATGGAGTACTCATTTCTGGGAATCCGTCGTAAGTGCCTGATTCTGCGATCAATTTAGTTGGCAATACGGCTTGTTGTGCGACCGCAATACACCTTATTATATACGGGCTGTCAGCAACCGCCACAGGGCACAAGTCCCGGCAAGGCAAACGGGGCAGGCAGTCCGGTCAGAAATCCGCCGGTCACATCAGGAAGCCGAACGGCAAGGCATATTGTCGGACAGTAGGCCGCAGCGCGGCGAGACGGCTACACGGTAGCAAGGGCAAAGCGCTGAGAATTACTGAACCGGGAACCAGAAGCCCGGTGCATCTTGCGAAGATGGAAAGCGCGGACCGTTGAATCGTGATCCGCAGAATGTACTAGCGAGGTGCGGAACGAGTTGCGATCGTTCCTGTGAGCGGCTGACCGAACACCACCGATGGACTTGCGGTATCCGGAACCGAGGGCCATCGTCGGGTCGGCCGCTCTCAGAAGCGATCGCTTCCTTATGATGACGAGGAGATAACGATGACATTGAAACAACTTGAGGAATTCATGCGCGGCATGCAAGAGAACGCAGAACTGCGCGTGTTCACGGGCGGAGGCAAAGACTTCCGCGAATTGAAGATTACAGATTGGGACGAAGGAGAAGAGGGCGACCTCAGTATCTTTGTTGAGGAACAGTAATGAGTCACCAATAACGATGAGGATTAATGACGATGAAAACATTGGTAGATGACAACCGCCTGAAGGTTCTGAAGCAGGGCGACGCCGTCGAGACGACGGACAAGGAACGGGCGCGCATAGCGGCCATCAACTACGGCACGGAGGAGATCCGTCTGGTCTTCGATCGGCGCCGATTCCAAACCGTGAACGCTGACTTCATCAACGCGAGCTTCCGCGAAGTCAACCCGATCAGCACGCAGATCGAGAACGAGACGCGTGAGGGTGTCTTCGTCCCGCCGCTTGAGCAGGAGGAAGCCGCCAATGATTAACGAGGAGAGAATGCGTTGCGAGTGCGGCTGGGAAGGGCGCATAGACGAGCTGGAAAGCGTCTGCGTTTTTCACGGCACGCGTGAGGAGCCGCCGGAGTACGAGTCCAAGTGTCCGTCCTGCGACCGACCGTTCGACGAACTGGAGTACGTCCCCCTCTGTATTAGCTGCGAGGACACATACGTTCAGGAGGACGGCGACACTTGCGGAATCTGCATTGCGGAGAACGACGAGTACGACGGCGAACCGCCGATAACGAATGCCGAGCGACTTGAGTCCGGCATGATCAAACCACGATAGGAGACAGACATGACGACGATGATTATCATGACAATAGTCTACTTCGCCCTGCGTCGGCACTACCACGCATGGGAGGACAGGCAACCGGCACCGTCCGAGGCGATACGGAGGAGGTGGAGATGAGCACCATAATCTGGATCGAGCCTACGGGCGAAACGAAGACGGAGCAGTTCGCGCTCTCCGTCGTTCCTACTCTCGAGAAGATGCAGAAGTACGTCGGTGGATACATCGAGCGCGTGAACGTGCTATTCAATGGCGACGCGTGCGACATGATCGTTAACGAGGAGGGTCTGATCCACGACCTTCCCATCAACTGGAAAGCGACGGCGCTGTACGGCGCGCACTCGATCGTGAACATGGGCCAACTCCCCGCGACGCCCATCTGCGGTCGTGCCATACTTCTCGTCGGCGCGAAGCTGGACTGATGGGTAGCGCGAAGAGGGCAAGCGTTCCGCTTCAGTATCGCGTGATGCTGATCGGACCGGACGGCGCCGAGTGGGAGTGGCGCATTACGGACAACTATTGGGACCGCCGCATGAAGAAGATCAGTGCGGAGATGCTGGAAGTTGTGCGCGAGCACGACCTGTCCTACGAGTTTGGTTTGGAGGAGAAGCCGCCGGAAGAGCGGTTCCGAACTTGTCGCTTCTGCAATGCGACGAGTCCTCCTGGTAAGAACTACCACAAGGTCGGATGCACTCGGCCGCGAGCCGGCGAGTCCGTGACAGCGGAGGTGATCAATGACGGATAACTTTGTGTGCGATCACAGAAGCTCGGAGGACGGAACGCCGTTGCAGACTTGGCATCACCGAAAGCATCTGGTCTGCAAGCGTTGTGTTCACCGCGTTCGCGAGGACATGAACCCCATCAAGGTGGGGAACTGGTTGCGTCAAGCCAACTTCGCCGAGATAGAGATGCGCGCGATGACTGGCATGATGCGGGAAGTGGGGATCGAATTCTTCAACGACGAGGCGATGGGAACCGCCGAGCAGTTCGAAGAGTTCAAGCGTCGCTGGATGGAGAAGTATCCGGACCGGAGCTTCCTGGCGATGTACGGCGGCAAGCCGGATTAATGATGACGACGAGGAGGAAGTACCATTGGCTAAGAAATGTATGATCGACAACTGCAAGAACGATGTCAAGTATCATCACCTCGGAGTGTGCTCCGCGTGTTACAGCGGACTCGCGCACTGGCGGGGTCGTTCGGTAGCTGACAAGCGTCATCGGCTGGAGCTAATCGATCGGCTTCAGTCGCGCATGGAGTTCATGATCGATAACCCACGTCACGCGCCCAAGCGCAAGAAACAACGATGACAGGAGATGACTATGTTCGACGTGACTTTTAAGAACGTGCCCGATGGGGCATTGGGAGCGCTGATCGCGCAGGTAGGAACGAAGCGGTACAGCGTGAAGTTGACGCACCGACCGCATCCAGATCAGGAGGGCGGTAAGCATCCGGCAACGAAGACGAAGAAGTACAACCGGATGCCGGGTAGCACAGTCCTGACGATGACCGGCAAGTCAGCGCAGAAAGGCAGCACGCGTGAGAAGATTCTGCTCACTTTCGAGAAGTTGGAGGCGAAGCACGACATCGGAACGGTGACGCGCGACATGCTGCGCAAGGAAACATCCAAACAGGGTCTGGACAGTACCGTGATCGGGCAACTGATCGCCGGAGGATTCCTTCGCCCACTACAGGAGAAATAATATGGCCGGACCAACGCAGACGAAGACCGGCAACTATCTCAAGGAGATGGCGCGGGAAGGACACTTCAGCCAGAAGCTCGGGGAAGCTGCGCTCGCACTCGCGGAGTGCTACTGCAAGGCGGACACCGACAGTCAAGGCAATCTCGGTGACCTCCTGGCGACGCAAGTGTTTCACATACTGAAGGTCGTCTACGGCTGGAAGGAGCAGGACGCACGACGCGCATCGTTCGCGATTCGCAAAGCGTTCAGCAATGTGGCCATTCCATTGGAGGATAACCTATGAGAATTGTTCAAGCTAAACCGTGGCGCGACTGGGCTCCGGTAGAATCGCTCAAGGCTGGTACTCCAATCCAGTTCGAGCATCCGTTCCACCAGAAGCACGAAGCCGACGACCTGTTCATCATCAACGCCGTGTGTCACAGCTATCGGCCCGATGATCGCAAGTACGCCGGAAAAGTGTGCGTGACGAACTTGCGCACTGGTGAGGTAGCATACGTTGACCGCGACCGACGTTGCTGCTATGTCAAGTGTCGCGTTGAGATGGGAGATCCTGAATGCTGACAGCCGGGGATTTAATCCTGGCGCTTGCGGCACTGCCGCGCGACACGGAGATACGCATCGGCGACGTCAGTGAGGGCGATGACCTTCACGTCAGCGTCGATCGCGTAGTTCTCCGGTCGCAGTGCGCCGTGTTGGTGCCGGGGGAAGACGACATCTGGCGGGACGAACAACTTGCCAGCGAAATATTGATGCGCCAACTATGGCCGAAGGAGGAAGACGATGGATCTTAAGGCATTCCCGCTGCTACCGGCGGACAAGCCAATTGACACGCCGGGGATGTCCCGAATGCAGGGCGTCGTGAACTTACCGCAGAACGCGAAGATCGTTCACGTGGGAGCCGCGCCGCCGAATGGGGAGATGTACGTTTACGCGGAAGTCTCCCCCATGAATTTACCGATCGAACCCATGGACGTCGTCGTGCTCAAGGTTGACGACACGATTCCGCGCGGGTTCGAGTATCTCAGTTACATACTGGCAGTCCCGATTCTGTTCGTGTATCGGCGGAAGAAGGACGCCATCATTACATGATGATGACGACGAGGAGGAAGTACCATGGAAGCAAGACTGAAGAAGATTGACGGTCTGATCAAACAGATCGACAAGGAGGTCATTGCGATAGCGAAGCTCAAGACTGCGAAGAGTGGCGTGCAGCGGTTCGCGGACATCCACTACGGATTGAAGCAACGGCGCGGCGCACTTGAAGACGTGCGGAAGCGCATCTACGCAATCCTTGAGCGCGTCGAGATTGAGGCGAGGGCCAAGTACGAGAAAGAGGGAATCGAGGGTGCGCGCGGCGAAGCTGCCACGGCGTTCCTCCAGGAACTCGATCACTACAACGTGCAGGACCGCAGCAAACTGGACAGGTACGTCAAGCGCACTGGCAACTTCGAGATCTTCACTAACAGGATTAGCGGAACGGCGGTCGAGGAGATCATGGCGAACAACAAACGGTTCAAGCCTGAGTCTGCTGGCATTGCGCACTCGACCAGTAAGCACTTCCGCACCAGGAAACGATGAGGAGGATAAAACTAAAGAGGAGGAACCGGACGGTCAACATTCCGACGGGAATCGTGACAGTGCCGTCCAACAAGATCCGCGGTTACTACAGTCAGTTCGTAGCCGCGGAGAAATTTCTAGCTAGAAGGAGAAAATCAAGTGGTAAGAAAGACAGCCAAGAAGAAGGCTAAGAAAAAGACTAGCCGGAGCAAGGCCGTCGCGAAGTCGAAGGTTGGATTGCCCGCGAACTGGAAGGAGCAGTTGCGTGAGGATGCAGCGGAAGAGGCGGAGCGTACACCGGCCGGGACAGGCAATCGTATCAGCCTGAAGCGGAACGGGCAGTTCTCGTTCCAGGGTGCAGACATCGGTGACTCGATCGACTGCATCATCGTGGACCACGTCGCGATGAAGACGTACTACGACGAGGACTACGACGAGGACAATCCGGTTCCTCCGGCTTGCTTTGCGCTGAAGCCTAGCGCGAAGAACATTGCGCCTCATCCAGACAGCCCAGACGTACAGTCTGAGACGTGCGCGGAGTGTTGGGCGAACGAGTGGGGAAGTGGACGCGGTCGCGGGAAGAAGTGCTCGGACAAGAACCGTCTGGCCATCCTGCACGTTGACGCACTGGACGAACTCGTCATGCTGGAGGTTCCGGTCACCAGCGGCGCAGCGTTCAACAAGTACGTCACCGGGCTGACGAAGGCTGCGGAACTGCCGTCGTACGCCGTGGTATCGCGCCTGACGATGGACGACCACGCTGACTATCAGAAGCTCATCTTCGAGATGGTGGATGAGGTCACCGAGGAACAACTCGGCGCGGCGATGAACTTGCGCAAGGCCGCACGCGAGATGTGCATGGAACCGTTCGACACGACCGGCCGTGAGGAAGCCAAGGGTCGCGGAAAGAAGAAGGCCAAGAAGAAGGCCAGCAAGAAGAAAACCAAGAAGAAGGTCGCGAAGAAGAGACGTCGCAGCCGACTGTCATGAAGCGGTATTCAGTATACGTCCGGCGCTCCGAGTGTCAGTACGTGTCGGTCGAAGCTGAATCTGCGGATGAAGCAATGGATCGAGCACTGGAGAAATCGGTATCCGTTTTATGGGACGATGATCCGGAGTTCGAAGCACTAGCAGTAGAGGAGGAAGTATCACATGGCAACAAAGAAGACGGCCAAGAAGAAGGCCAGTAAGAAGACCACGAAGAAAACGGCTGCGAAGCGCGGCGGACGGCAGAAGAAGGACAAAGTCCCGTACACGCCGAACGCCGATCGCATCGTGTACTTCATGAACAGCTTGATTCAGGCTGGCTACGTCGGCAAGACGATTCCGAACGAGAGCAAGGGCAAGCGCCAAGTCTCCCAGGATCTTCGTCAGATGGCGCAGCAACTGGATCGTCAGGTTCACAAGTCTACGACCTAGAGTCTTGTGAAAAAATTTGGGGCGGTCAGACCAATCGGAGAAGTCTGGCCGTCTCAACTCAGGAGGGCACATGAAAGCTAGGAAGAAATTTGTAAAAAGTGCCGTCGCCAACTGGACATCGCTGAACGAGGCGCTGTCCGAGATGACTAAGGAAGACGTTCTGTTTGCGCTGGAGTTGGAGAACGAACGGGCGGAGCCGCGCAAGTCTTTCCTGAAGCGTCTAACACAAAGATACAACGGTATAGCAGCGGAAGAGGTGAGGAGAGAGTTGGATGAAGTTAGCAGCGATTGACGCCGAGACGGAGGCGATCCAATCGCGTCCAGTCTACCCACCGAAGGCCGTCGGCTACGCCGTCAAGCACGGACGGAGCAAGAAGTATCTGGCGTTCGGACACCCCACGGGAAACAACTGCACGCGGCACGAGGCAGTTACCTATGTGAAAAAGGTGCTGCGTGATCACACGCCGGTCTTCCACAATGCGGACTTCGATCTCGAGGTCATGGAGGCGGACGGCATCAAGGTAACGGGGGAGTATCACGACACGATGCGCCTCGCGTTCCTCAACGAACCCCGAAGCATGGATCTCGGGCTGAAGCCTCAGGCTGAGTACTGGCTAGACCAGCCAGCCGAGGAACAGGACATGCTGAAGGCTTGGATATTGAAGAACGTACCCGAGGTCAAGCGAGCGAAGTCACGGTGGGGAGAGTACATCTGCCGCGCTCCTGGCGATCTCGCCGGCGTCTACGCAAAGGGCGACGTTCAGCGCACGCTGGATCTCTACAAGTTGTGGGACGGTGAAGTGGTGCGCGCCGGAATGCGCGAAGCCTACGAGCGAGAGATGGCGCTGATACCCATCAAGCTGGACATGGAGCAGACCGGCATCAAGGTGCGTCTGACGAAGCTGAAGAAGGAGATCGGCGCGTACCAGAAGGTCAAGGACAACATGGAGCGCGCTATTCAGCGACGCTTGGGAGTTAAGGGACTGAACCCCGGTAGCTCGCCGCAGTTGGCCGAGGCTCTGATCCAGAATGACTTGCTTTCCAAGATCGTGCGCACGCCGACAGGCAAGGTCAGCACGAAGCGCGCGCTGTTGGAGGCGAACTGCACGGACAAGAAGCTGATCGAGATGCTGGCGCTCTACAACACTTGCCAGACGTACATCGGCACGTTCCTACAGAACTGGATCGACATCGGAGAGATCAATGACAGGTACATCCAGCCAAACTTCAACACGGTTAGGTCGACGAACGAGTACGGTGGTGGTAAGAGTAAGGGGACGCGAACTGGACGACTTAGTTCTTCGGACCCTAACTTCCAAAACGTGCCCAACAATACTGACGAGTCGCCGCACTGGAAAACGCTCCAAGCGCTGACCAAGCTGCTCGCGAAGCAGGGAGTGGAGTTCATAGGTCTGCGCGACTACTTCGAGCCGGACGAGGGCTGCGTCTTCATACGACGCGACTACAGTCAACAGGAGTTGCGCATCCTGGCCCACTTCGAGGAGGGTCAGTTCCTGGACATGTACCACGAAGACCCGACAATGGACGCGCACGACGCGGTCAAGGAGTTGGTACAGCGGAACACTGGCATGGACTTTCCGCGCAAGCACATCAAGCAGACGAACTTCGGCATCATTTACGGAATGGGCATTGGCAAGCTCGCCGATCGCCTGGAGTTGGAGACGAAGGCCGCGCGCATTCTCAAGGGCAGTGTCATGAAAGCGGTGCCTGGAATACGCAAGCTCCAGAAGATGCTGCGCAGACTGGCCGACAACGACGAGCCGTTCTACACATGGGGAGGTCGGGAGTACTACTGCGAGGAGCCGAACTATTTCGAGACAGAAGACGGAGGGAAAGTAAAGCGGACGTACGAGTACAAGATGTTGAACACGCTGATTCAGGGCAGTGCCGCAGACTGCACGAAAGTCGGCATGATCAACGTCGCGCAGAACATTAATCATGGTCGCATCGTTCTTCAGGTGCATGACGAGCTAGTTGCCAGCGTACCGCGTGAACACGCTAGGGCAGAGATGGTTCGCATGCGCGAGGCAATGGAGGACGTCAAGTTCAGTCTTCCCATGTTGTCCGATGGGGAAATTGGGACTCGGTCTTGGGCAAGAATGAAAAAGTTTAAGGACAAGAGATGAAGAGAGTAAGAATACCAAAGGGCACGAAGTTCCCGAACTTCTGGTCAATCTCACGGTACGGCAAGTGGAGAGGATGCGCGTACCAATATCTTCTGGAGAGCGTGCTCAAGGGACCGGATCGGAAGCCGAAGTACAAGGCACCTCCGAGTCGCGCGATGGAGCGCGGCATAGCCATTCACGCCAAGCTGGAGGAGTTCCTCAAGGGCAACATCAAGGGGATGCCCGACGAACTGAAGGCGCTGAACAAGGAGATCCGGAATCTGAAGAAGGTCAGGGCAATACCGGAAGCGCCGTGGACGTTGACCGAGGACTTCGAACAAACGCACGCCACTGATTGGAAGCGCGCGTGGCTGCGAGCGAAGGTAGACGCGCATCAGTTCTTCACCGACGACGGCGAATTGCTGATCATCGACCTGAAGACCGGACGCTTCAACATTGCTCAGGCGCAGATGGATCTCTACGCTGCGATGTCCCAGTTCTACTACCCGGAGGCCGAGAACATTCGCGTGGAGTTGTGGTTCAGCGACGCCGGAGAAATTCACGGTGACGACTACACTCCCAAGGATGCGCAAGATTTGTGGAAGCGGTGGGTCAAGCGCGCCAAGGACATGCTCAGCGATCGCAAGTTCCTGCCGTCACCTGGACCGGCGTGCAAGAAGTACGGCGGATGCCCGATGCGCAGCGACAAGAAGCTGATCGACGGACGGCCGGGACCGTGTCACTTTTGGAAGGAGGCCGAGAAGTAGTGGAGCTTCTACCGTCGGGAGTGAAGGACGAGTGGCTTGAGTGGGCGATCGAGGATGAGTTCGTCAAGGAGATTGAGGACGCCGGATGGTACACGTTGAAGGGCGACAAGATTAAGCGCGGGTTCTCCGATCGCTTTCTGTTCGGCCCCGGCGCTACCACCATCATCGTCGAGTTCAAGCGCACCGGAGCAAAGAAGAAGCGCAGAGGAGAGAAGCTGCAAGACCACTACCGAAGCGAGTTCGCCGATCTTGGCTTTGAGACGGTGAAAGTAGTAGGATGGAACGCGGCTGCGGAGTTGTTGGAGAATCTGTTGGAGCGATACGGGCATGGGAATTGATTACGAGCCGAGAGGTCCTCAGGCCGAGGGCATCAAGCACCTAACGCAGAAGAGTTTCTGCGCGCTGTTCTGGGATCCTGGGCGAGGGAAGACCATCACGACGCTGATGGCGTTCCAGATACTGAAGGACGCGGGACTGGCGCGGCGCTTACTGATCACCGCCAGCCGCAACATCTGCGAGGACGTTTGGCCAGAGGAGATCGACAAGTTCAACGACCTGGACTTGTCGTACTCCGTCATGACTGGCAGCGAGAGCAGGCGCATGGACGCGTGGGACATGGACGCCGACGTGTACATGATCAACTATGAGAACCTGCACTGGTTCAACGAGCACTTCGGCAAGCGTCTGGAGGAGGAAGGGTTCGACATGTTCGTCGTTGACGAGAGCAGCAAGTTCCGCAACGGCAAGGTTCGCAGTCGTCGCCGCAAGACCGCCAGCGGCAAGCGCGTTCAACGCAAGAGCGCGTTCAAGGCAGTGCTCAAGATGATACCCAAGTTCAAGCGCCGCGTGATCCTGACCGGCACTCCCATCCCCAAGGGGTACTTGAACCTCTGGCCGCAGATGTACATCGTGGACATGGGACGCAGTCTGGGCCAGACGATGACCGGCTACCGGAACGAGTACTTCTCGCCGTGCGGTTACAAGGGTAAGGACTGGACGATACGCGACGGCAGCGAGGAGCGCATCGAGGAGGCGATTGCCGACAGAGTGCATCGTGCCGAGCGCGACAACAGTACGCCGATCGAGTTCTTCGACCTGACCATCAAGTTACCCGGCGACGCGCGCGATGCATATTGGGAACTGGAGCAGGAGTTCATCACGGAGTGGCAGGGTAAGACGCTCATCGCCGCGAACGCTGCGGTTGCCACGAGTAAACTCCGCCAAGCTGCGAACGGTGCCATCTACTACGATCGGCAGAAGAACTGGACGGAGATCCACGACCGCAAGGCCGAGGCGGTTTACGAATTGATACGCGAGTTGCAGGGCAGTCCGCTCTTGATTGCGTACGAGTTCGGCCACGACTACGAGATGCTGATGGAGCACTTGCCACGCGGCATCAAGATCCCGCAGTACAAGGGGTCGCGTGCGGACAAGAAGAAGTTGAAGAACCAGTGGGACAACGGCGACCTGATCGCATTGGCTGGCCAGATCGACAGCATGAGCCACGGTCTCAATTTCCAGTACGGAGGATATAACTGTCTGTACTACGGGCTGACATTCAACTTGGACGCCTACGAACAATTTTATCAGCGCGTTTGGCGTGACGGCCAGGAGTATCAGGTGAACGCTTATCATCTGGTTGCCTACGATACCGTTGACGACGTGATGATGAAGGTGCTGGAGGACAGGAGCTGGACGCAGAAGTCTCTACTCAAGCGCCTGAAGGAGAGATATCCTATACGATAATGACGAGGAGGAAGTACGATGACGAAGAAGTTGGATAAGATGCTGACTAAGAAGAAAACGCGAAGGAAGAAGCAGCCGAAGGAACGGAAGATGACCAAGAAGGAGCGCCTCGCAGTTCGCGGGGTGAAGCTCAAGGTCGGATACAAGCGCACCATGGAGTTGATGGCTGAGCACATCAAGGAACAGAAGCGCCCGATTCCGCCGGTCATACTCAACAACAGCGATCCGGCTTCACAATTCGCAATCGCAATGTACCACGAGATCGGTCAATGGTCCGAGGTGCATTGCAGTCTATTCATCAACGCCGTCACCGGAGAACCCCCGCAGTTCCGGGAACCCGGTGCAATGCAGGGAACCATCAAGGCAATATTCCACGCGCTCTTTGACGAGGGCGCTAGCAAGGAAGAGGTGAACCACTATAGTTCACCGTGGAAAATGTGGCCGAACGTTCGGTCTAAATCAAGTCGTAAAGAAAGGAGAGAGGAAGTGGCTACAAAGAAGAAAGGTAAGAAACAGGCAAGCAAGAAGAAGGCTCCTGCGAAGCGCGCAGCTAAGAAGAAAACCGCCAAGAAAAAGAGCGGTACTCGTGCGTCGCCGATCACGGACAGCACCAAGCTGATCCAGAAGAAGGCAACGACCGGCGAGAGCGAGGCGTGGGATGCAGTGCTGAAGCTGATTCCGAAGAAGGGAATCACGTTCAGCGCTCTCTGCACGAAGGTCGAGAAGCAGCTTGAGGGCGACGCGACCTACACGCGCCGCATCGTCGGCATCCTTCGCCGTCACAAGTGTGTCGAAGCGAAGGACTAATCGTGCGAGGCCAACTGCTGATCGTTGGGCTGGACAATCCCCAGTCCAGCGATCCGCGCCATGCTTTGTTCCCGCACCCTTCGGGGTGCGCGGGACATCGCTTGATGAAGATGATGCAAGAGGTTGACGAGCACGTCAGCCGAGCGTCGTATTGCAGCATCGCGAAGTCTAACCTGTTCCCGTGCGGACGCATGCCCACGAAGAACAAGAAAGGCAATCTGGTGATGGCTGCTCACGTGCTCATTGCGTCAGTGGAAGGTACGGGCAAGAAGGTCGTGCTCCTGGGGAACGACGTGCGCAACGCCGTCTTCGGGGACAAGCTCGGCAAGAAACTCAAACCGGCGAAGTTCATTGAGTGGCACGGAGCGCGGTACGCATGGGTTCCCCACCCTTCGGGACGGAACCAGTTTTACAACGACACGAGGAGGCGGAGGAGGATCGGAAGATTTCTCGTTAACGCTGCAAAGTGGAGCACATGATAACGATAAAAGACATTCGCGGCATCCTGAACCGATGCTTGTACAAACCCGGCTCTGAGTTCAGTTGCGAGCCGGTCATCAACGGACTCGGCAGCCTACGGGACATCGATCTCATGACGGACACGCCGGTCATGGTCCACATCACCATCAAAGTGCAGGACGTCAAGACTCTGACTGACACGACCGTGCGCGGCAGCTTCAAGCTGGAGCGTGGGGAACTGGAGCAGATGGATGAGATGATGTTCCTGGAGCGGTTGCGCAAAGAGATCCTTCGCAGCGAGGAGCACGAGATCGACGAATGGTTTCTCGTGGACGGCAACTGCTACAAAGAGCCGCACCCAGAAATGAGGAGGAAATTGGCATGGCACCAGAAAGAACCGAACACGGACCTGAGGATGAGAGCAAACCCGAGGCAACCGAAGGAAGATCCTTGGAAGATGCGATGGCCGGGGTTCGATCCCGTATCAGCGGAGGCGGGGAAGATGGTGCATCCGGACGAGGTGATGTTCGTGGAGCCGGTGCGAATGCCGGCGAGCGTGCGGGAGGAACTGGAGCAGATAGCGCAGAAGAACCGGCGGGACTTACTCGCACGGATGGCTTCGGAGATGAGATTGGACCCAATCATGGATACGTCTACCCTGATGAAGGAGACGATGTTGCCGGGGGCACCGAACGGGAAGAGGACGATGCCGCTGCCGAATCTGCACCGACCGCCGAAGAAGATCAAGATGAACACGACGTCGGCGATGGGTCTGAAAATAAGGCCGTCAACGAAGCACTCACAGTTGAGAAGCTCTCCGAAGAGCAAGTGAAATTTTACGAGGAGATGGGCTATGCGTCACCAATCAAAATCAACGGAGAGATCGTCGGCATCAGTCAGTTCCTCTTTACGTTTGGAATCGTTTGCGGACTTGGCGAGACTGGGTACACTCATCGCTACTGCTACGCGTCGGCGCTTGAGGCAAGTGAGGCTCTCGTTTCGTGGATCCTGTCGGGCGAACTGGAACCGAAGGGTTACATCAAGCGAAAGGGATAACATGACCGAGATCACGCGACGACTGCGGTTGCCGCTGCCGCCGAGGTGTTGACATGAAGACACCGAAAGCAAGGCTGAAGAAGTTCTTCTGGTGGATCAACGAGCGCCATCAGATCTACATCAAGAAGATGCGCGGCGATCCGTGGCCGTGGACACGAGATCCCATTCTGCAAAAGTACAAGTTCACGAACGTGTTCCGTCAACTCGACGCGGAGACCGTCAAATTCAACCAGCGGATGCGCGGCATGCAGGAAGCAACGAAATGGGACTTGCTGTACTACATGATCCTATTCCGCGCGTTCAACAGAGCCAGCACGTTCGATCTGTTGGCTCGGTACAAGGACGGCATGACGCGCACGCGGAAGATGAAGCAGATTCTTCACAAAGCCGCGGAAAGGGGTGAGCAAATCTTCACCGGCGCGTACATCATAACGAACGCGGGAAGCAGCGACAGCAAGATCGATCTGATGTGCGACGCGCTCGGCGTTCAATACCGCGCACGTCAGAGAATCTGGGAACACATGCTGGCCGACGGCACGATGGAGGGCTGCACGAAGATCCTCACTCAGTATCCGATGCAGGGACCGTTCACCGCTTACGAGGTGATCTGCGACATGCGCTATCAGCGGGGGATGCTGGACAAGGCTCCCGACCGCAAGAAGTGGGCGAATCTCGGCCCAGGAGCGCGGCGCGGCATCAACCGCATAGTCAGCGGTAAGAAGAAGCCGAACGTGTTCCACACGACCGCGGAGTACGTCGAGTTCATGCAGGAACTGTTGAAGACGTCGCCGCAGTACCGGGCCAAGCACGTTCCGCCGATGGAGATGCGCGAGATTGAGCACAGTCTTTGCGAGTTCGACAAGTGGCTGCGCGTGTACAACAACGAGGGACGGCCGCGAGCCATTTACAGGAGACCGGAATGAAGAACGAGGACAGAGTCTGGAAGACCAAGGATGGTCGGAAGTTGCGTCTCGGTGACATGGACACGGACCACTTGAAGAATGCCGCGCGCTATGCTAGAAGAGCGTGGAGGAAGTTGGAACGCCAAGCACTGAGCGCCATAGCATACGCGGGGACTGCGCCAGACGGTGCGGCGGACGCAGCCGAGACGGAAGCTGACGGTCTGGGTGAGTAGGCAATTCGTCATCGCTTGTGGGAAGGAGCGTTCCTGAAAGAACTAAAACGACGAGGAGTGGAGTTGCGATGAAGATAGTAATACCGACGGCCGGACGCGTGGACAAGATGGCGACGTATCACGCGCTTCCGCCCGACATGCAGAAGGAGACGACCGTTGTCGTGCAGCATCGCGAGCGCAAGCTGTACGCGGACAAGTCGTACTATGACATCTGGGTTTTGCCTCCGGGCATCACCAAGGTGAATACGACACGCCAGCACATCATCGAGGAGGTGGAAGCTCGCTACGGCGACCCGCACGTTTGCATGCTCGATGACGACTTTCTGTCGTTTGGCTGGCGCAAGGACATGCAGAGCACGAAGTTGGTGAACGCGACGCCAGCGCAGATCAGACGTATGTTTCGCAGATGCGAGGCTTGGCTGGAACAGGGGATCGCGCACTGCGGCATCACGCCGAGGAACAAGAATCACACGTCTAATCGGGAAGTGAACATCAACGGCAGGCTCTGTCAAATGCTGTGCTTCGACACCGAGGTCATGAAGCGGCACAATGTTCGGTTCACCCGGCTGCCGATGATGTCAGACTTCGACGTGGTCATCCAACTTCTGCGTCTCGGGTACGAGAACAAAATTCTGTACAAGGGATGCACGAACAGTCGCGGGTCAACGACCCCCGGCGGATGCAATATGTACCGCACGCCGGAGATGCAGAGCAAGTCGGCACGGAAGCTCGCAAAGCTGCATCCCGAATTCGTAAAACTGAGGCCGAAAGGGGACGTGATGGACGTGACTGTCCAGTGGAAGAAAGCGTTCGCCAGTAGCCAACACAACTAGGAGAATAACAATGAAGGTGATCAAGGCGGACGGCGTCAACCAAGCGTTCCACAAAGCGGTGGACGTGATGCTGAACGACGACTATTGGCGAACCATTTCGCCGCGCGATGGGGTGGAGACGCGAGAGTATCTGGAACCGGTGGCGACGGTGTATAGCATGCCGTGGCGACGAGTGCTGTTTAACGAGGTGAGGGACGCGAACCCGTTCTTCCACTTGATGGAGGCACTCTGGATGCTCGCCGGGCGAGACGACGCAGCTTGGATTGGACAATTCAGCAAGAACATCAGCCAATTCGCGGAGGACGACGGTAAGTTTCACGGAGCCTACGGCTACCGCTGGCGCAACATGATCGATCAGTTGCACGCGCTAGGACAGTTGATCAGACGCGAGCCGGAGACGCGGCGCGCAGTGCTGGCCATGTGGAACCCGGTCGCAGACTTGAACGCGCAGCGTCGCGATCTGCCGTGCAATACGCACGTCTACTTCAAGCCGCGAGAGGGCAAGCTGCACATGACGGTCTGCTGCCGCAGCAACGACATCATATGGGGATGCTACGGCGCGAACGCCGTTCACTTCAGCGTGCTCCAGGAGTACATGGCAGCGATGGTCGGCATGCAGATGGGAACGTACACTCACGTCAGCGATTCGTGGCACTACTACACGAACAATCCGACGTACAAGAAGCTCGCGATGGGCGCAGCGTACGGAATGACGGACTACTATCAGGGACACGGCATGACCCCGGCGCGCATCGACAGCATCGCCGTCGTCAACCAGTCCATTGACGTGTGGGACGCAGACCTGGCGAGATTCTTCACCGACGACTGGGACGACCCGGTCATGTATCAAGATCTGTTCTTCTCGCGCACGGCTTACCCCATGCGTGACGCGTGGAGGAACCACAAACGAGGCGACTACGATACGGCTCTGCATCTGTGCAAGAACATCGCGTCGCCGGACTGGCAACTGGCAGCAACACAATGGATGCAGAGGAGAGCGCAACGTGCAACAGAAACTCAAGGATAAATTGCAGGCACTCGCCAACGAGGTCGTCCAGATTCTCATCGAGAAGGACGACATCTATGGGTCGAGTTGGAAATCTCACGAGGGCTTCAGCGCTTTCTTCAACACGGAGCGCAAGTGGTCGCGCATCGAGAACATGGCGCGTGAGAACGGCTACGACCTGTTCGCTGCCGTGCGCAGCAGTCCCGAGGGCGAAGACGCGCTGAAGGATCTGATTGGGTACGCGCTGCTCACGCTCAGCGAGACGCACGTTCTGGATCACGACATCTTGATCGACAAGTTCCTACCGAAGCCGATCACCGGATGCGGCGAGCCGGTGGACAACGTGCTCTGTGGAAAGGTGGCGTTCTGTCCCGAGTGCTGGAGCATGGGCCAAGAGGACGCCGCGCATCTCATCGAGACTGGCGAGATGATGGAAGAAATTACACGAAGAGGAATGGAGGTCACGGAGCAAGACCCCAACGATAAGAAGATTGACGGCGAACCAGGACCTGAGTACGTCAACCAAGATTGAGAGCGAAACTATGGAGATCACGGCATTTGGATGGTTAATAATCGGCGTCGTCATCAGCTTTGTGCTGAACGGCATGATGAGCAGAAACAAGGAGGAGCAGATCCTCAGCGACATGCTCAACATCATGCAACAGTACCCGCCGGACAGCGACGTCACCAAAGCGTTCAATCAACTGAAGCGGTACATATTGGAGGGCTGACCATGTACATCACCATCGGCATCATCATCTTCGTGGCCATCGTCTACTTCGTTGGCCGCAGCGAGATACGCAAGGACGAGGAGCGGCTGGCACGCGAGCGCGCCGCCAACCGCGAGGCGCGGGAGTGGCTGGACAAGCTAGGCACCGGCACCCCGGCACAGCGGTCCGCGCCCGGTGCCGATCGGGAGCCAGCGGGTCGCTCAGAGGGCGCTGACCCTAGCGCTCAGCGCGTATCCGCAATCTCGCTGCACAGATTCCCCCAGAAATCCGCCTAGTGTGGCCCGGCGAGCGCCGGTTCTTTGGCTGGTTATCCCCGTAGAGCTGATCTGAGAGCGCCTGACGGCTGGCCTATATTATGTAAAATACGGGCCAGCCGGGGCCGGGGGCTGTCTGTTTTGTGATCAGCGTCGGAAGTAGGACGTCGCACCGCGCATCATCGGACGACGTGCGTTGCTGTTCATCTGTCTGATCATCGGATTGCGTCGTCCCGTTCCTGGCGTTCCCCCTCCAGGATACTTGTTCGGTGGCGGCGCAATCCGTCTCTGCATCTTCACTGGCTGCGGTCTGCGCTGGTTCATCAGATTGTGAACTTGACGCGTTGCTCCCGCTGGCGGCATGCGCGTAGACGGCTGACGCGGTGCCATCGGTTTGGCGTTGGGAGCCTGGAGACCAGTACTCTTCCTCGGCCGATATCTGCTCATGGCTCCCACCATCGCCGGACTGGTGACTCCTCCAAACTGATAACTCTGCACCTTCCCTCTCCTCTTGTCTGCGTTCACAAATTCCTTCGCGACTGCACGAGTCGGCCCTCCACCTCCGGGCTTCTTCCAACCGTGCGCCACTGCCCTCATCAGTCGTGCTTGCGCTGGTGATTTACTCGGCATCGTCGAATGCTCCTCTAGCCTGTAGTTCCTTGAGAATCTCTTCCCGTTGTTCCGCGTCCATCGCCTCCCATGCCTGCTCCGCGAACGGAGAGCTGAAGATGGCGAGCTTCGTTTCCATTGGAGTGTCGTCCCACTGCTCCTCGATCATGATGTCGACCTTGTCAGCGACGTTGTCGTACACGCGCTGTCGCTCCTCGATCTCCGCGATCTGAGAAGCGGAAGGCTCCAAGAACGTGTCAAGCGCGCCAGCCGCAACCGCTCCCTTCAGATAATTCTGCACCGAAGGATTGATCGTGGGGTTAGCCATCTCCACGACTGCACCGATGGGCGCCCGTATCGGAGCGGGAACCTTCTTCACTGCCTGCGACAGAGCGCCCTTACCCTGAGTTCCGGGGATGGGGATCTGCGTCATCATCGCACCGGCACCTCCCATCAGATGCTGCGGGAAACCCTCCGGATCTCCCATGCCGAAATCTTCCTGCGATTTGCGCTCGGCCATGCCGACGCGCTCAGCCGCGTCAACTGCGAACTGAGGAGGCTCGAAGTCACCGCCGAGTAGATTGCCGAGCATCGCCGGAAGCGCGGCCATCGACTTCGTGTCGTCTACCCACGTTGATCGGTACTCGTCCAACCTTTTATTGTGCGCTTCGACCGCGGCCTTCTCTTCCTTGTATTCTTCCATCGTCATCAGCCCACGACCGACGTCATCCAGATCGGGCATCGGCGCGCGAAACTCCATGATCGCCTCGCCAGTTTCCGGATGCACCTTCATCATCCTGGCGCGTATCGCGGCCGGGAATCTCTTCAGCGTGTCAAGCCAGTAGTCAGATGTCCCCATCTTGTCGGAGAGTTCTTGCGCCGCAGCACTGTCGCGCATGTAGTCCATCAACTCTTCGCGCTCTTCCTCCGTCATGGGAGGAGCATCTGGACGCCTGAGCGCCGAGAACACGGACAGCCCACGCGGACGATCGAACATCCGCGTCGGTGCCTCCATTACTTTCGGTTCTGCCATGTCGGTTCCTAAAACAGCGGACTCAGTTCTTGAGCCTGTTCCATCTCCCTACGAAGTCTTCGCATGTCCTCTCTGTACCCCGCCTCCTCATCTGTCGGTGGCTTGTCGCGTTGCAGTAGCCACGAGTTGAGGTATTGAGCAGCCTCGTCCTGAACCTTGCGCGCCGCCGTCGGCTTGGTGAGTAGCGCAGCGTAGAGTTCCGGGTCAGTCGTTGCGTCGATCATCAACTCCGTTGCCTTGTCCGAAGTAAGGCGGCTGATGAAGTTGCGCATGCGGTTCGTGAAGAACCCGGCCAGAACGAGCGGGTTGCCGCCAACCGCCTGAGCAGCTTGCGTTCCCTGCCGAGCAGCGGCCATCGCACCGATCAACTGAACGAACGTTGACGGTCCGTCCTCAAACAGCGCGCCGACAGCCTCACCGCCGTTGTTCTGCATGGCGCGAAGTTGTTGACCCATCGTGCGGATGCGCTCCATCTCGTCGGGGGTCATGCCGATCGCCTCGCCGGTTCGCGAGAAGCGGTTCAGATTGCCGAGCAGCTTGCGCCCCGACAGGATCTCGTTGCCGTCGTAGTCCACGTTGCTGTCGATGCTGCGACGGAACAGCGAGTCGACGTACTGAGCCTTCGTGTTGGCCACGTCCTCCGGAGCCATCTCGCTAACGTACCGCCGTGCCTGATCCGGGTTGTTCATGTAGCTGTCCAGCGGCCGACCGGCGTGCGCCATCGCACGAAGCTCCATGTTCTCGCCTCGCGTGTACGCGCCGGTTGAAGATGCCGACTTGCGAAGCGAGCGAAGCAGCGCGTCCGGCGTGATACCCTTGTCGTTCGACATCCAGACGGCGTTGTCCACCATCTTGAAGTTGCGATACAAGTCGTCCGCTATCTTAAGCGTCTCCTGCGCCTCCGGCGGTAGCTGCTCCCTGATCAACTGGTTCACGCGGTTCTCCGCGACCTGGAACAGTTCGGCTCGGTCTGCCGCCTCGGTACCTCCCGCGCCCTTCGCTTGCTGCTGCGATCGGCGAATCTGTTCGCGGATACGGCTGCGAAACGCGAGCAGGTCATCACTCTGAACTGTCGGGCTGCCGTCCAGATCCTTCGCGCGCTTGAATATCTCCTCGGCCTGATTGTCCAGCCAGCGCGCGACCGTCGACCGAGCAGACTCACCGGCCACGACAGCGGAGGAGTCCGGCACGTTGGCCAGCATCGTCTCGAGCGTGGTGCTGCGCCCACGGTCCATGAGATGCAAACGGATGGGGAATCCCTTCGCCTCGTCGTACAGCGGCGCGAAGTTGTCATAGACCTGAGCAATCATGTCCTCAGTTGTTCCGGGCTTGATGGCCTCGTCCGTGGGGTTGACGCGATTGATGATGGCGTACTCCCAATCCGCGCTTCCCTGTGGCGTGCCGTACACGTCCTTCAGATCACTCGTCGCCCTGCGGATGGCGGCTTGCAAGTCCTCGCGCACCTTGAGATCGAGTTCCGGATTGGCGTCCAGAATCAGTTGCTCCTGAGCCATCAGCCGGGGATCCTCGGTGGCTCTCGCCGGCGTCACTCCCTCCGGCGCGTCCTGAATGCGTTGCAGCGCGAGATCCGGTGCCTCCGCACGAGCCTGCGTTTGCGTTGCCGCGCGGAACATGCCGCCCTCTTCCGTCATCGGTGCTAGGTTCGACATTCCCCATCGGTACATGCTCTTGAACTGACGCGGTATACCTTGAATGGACATCGCCGTCAGCATGCCAGCGCCGACCTCCGTTGCCATTTGCTGCCCGGGATCCGCACCGGCTTCTTCAGCCAGTGCGCCAGCGGCACCAGCCGCTCCGCCCACGACCGTCTCAGCCGCGAGGAACTTGCCGGGGTTCTTCACGGCAGTGTTCGCCGCCTTCTCCATCAGTTGCTTGATGAGGAACGCTGCGCGCTGCGCTCGGCTGCGCGGTTGCGAGACGTGCTGTGACATGTCCGACTGCTGACGATGCGCAAAGTTAGGATCGCCAGCCTTGTCCATGAACGGGTAGAGCATGGCGGGAGTGAGGACGAGCGTTGCCGCGACGCCCTCACCCGCTCCGCCAGCCGCACCAGAAGGTCTAACTGGCATGTCCTCGGGAACTACGCCGAGTTCCTCGAAGACGTCCATGATGTTGTCCCCGCTGCCGATCGGCGCTTCAGTTGGAAATCCGACGGCCGTCAGAATGCCGTTGACCGCGTCCACCGGAAGACCGACCGAGTTGGCTATGCCCAGAGCCGCGCCGTGCTCGAACTCCTTGAGTGGGGAATTGAGATTCTCCGCGCGGTTCTCGGAGGCGATGAGCGCCTTCTCCTTCTCCTGCGCACGCGCAAGTGCCTCAGCTCGACGCTCTTCCAGCGACTGTTCAGGTTCGAGTTCCGGCAGGTCGTCAATCACTTCTTCCTGCGCAACGATCTCGGTCGGCGGCGCTGCGTCGCGCTCTTCTATGCGTCGCTGAAGGTCAACCAACTGTTCTTCGGGAGTTGACATTAGTAATCCTCTTTATAAAGTTCTCTGTCCGACAGAGGCATGAGATCCCACTGTCGTTGTGTTCCAGGGAACGACTTCGGCGGCTTGAGCAATTTCTTCTCGTCGGCCGTAAGTGCCCGATCGCTCGCTTGCGGGAACACCGTGCCGTCGGCCAGTATGCGAACTCGGCGCTGCTGTCGATCGGCCGGAACCCGAAGGTCGCGGAGCAGAATGGCCAACGCGCGAGCGTTGGTTTCCTGCTGTTGACGCAGATCCTTCGGCAGCTTCTGATTCGCCGCGTCCTCGACCGCGTCTAAGTACCAGTCCCAGACCTCCCTGTCCAGAGAAACGAGGTTGGCTTGCATCATGTCCGGCGTTACCAGAGCGTTCGGTTCGATCGCCGCGTCCTCGATGGCCATCTGGACCAGTGCAACCGGCATCCGCTCATTGGGAACCATCGCGCGAGCAACGTCCCGGCCGCGAACCTTGAGACCGTGCCGAGCCTCGATGGTCTGCGTTGCAACCGGACCACCGAACAGCGAACTAACGAAGCTGGCTCCCGTGCGCGCACTTGCCCACGGACCAGTCGCGACCGTCGCCATGTCCCACAGACTGTCGCCGTTGTCAATACGTTGCTGAACGATCTCGTCCGCTTGGCGCTCGATGTCCAGCCGAACGTCTGAACCGTCGGCCGTCTCCCGAGTGTCGCGCGTCGGGCTGCTCGGCCGGTCAGCGTCGTCATTCGGCAGATACTGAGTGAAGTCTGCAACGTCGGCCGCGTCCACCTCGAACGCTTCGCCGGTAAGCTCGTTCATCAGTACCGCGCCACCGAGGTCGTTCAGTTCCATACTGATCTTACCGTCAACGTATGCCACGGCCATAGACTCCGGCATGCCGTACAGCCGCATGAGGTCGTCGATCTTCTGCGCCCTCAACGCGCCGCTTCCACGTCCCGTTCTTGCGCTACCCCGCGCAATGGTCTTGAGCGCCTCCTGCGCCATGCGACCACTGATCTCCCTATCCAACTTACTCAACTCGAACTCGGCCTCGCTGAGCGGAGCTTCCGCTTGCGCCAGAGCCAGATCCAGCTTGGACAACTCCGCGTCCTGACCAGCCTCGAACTGACGCTGCTCCGCAGCTATGGGCCGGAGAAGACCGGCCACCGTCCCGGCCGTCTCGCCGATCGACCCCGTCTTCGTCGGAGCGGTCAGTCCTTGGCCCAGAGCCAGGAGGAACTCGCCGCGAGTCGGTCCGGTCTGTTCTCGGATGCGATCCTGCGCCTGCTTCAGTGCGCCGACTACCGTGTCACGCTGTTCCCGAAGTCCGGCCAGTGCGTCCTCGTTGTCCGGCGGCATGCCGGTATATTGCGCGAGGATGTTGCGCGCGTAGTCCAGTCCCTCTTCCGAGGAGGGTCCAGACCCGAGCGCCTCCGACAGCGCGTTGACCATTGCTTCGTTTGAGGTTGCCATTAAATTCCTCCCCAACCCTCAGTCGGTTTCCAGTAGTGCGGTTCAGCCGGTTTCTCGGCGAACCCTCCGCGTGCGTACTGCGCGAGACCACCTTCCGCTCTTCCGAGATTCTGATAGGTCTCGTACGCTCCGAGGCCGGTGCTGATGAGTCCGGCGAGCTGACTCGCGCCGCTCGCGCCGTAGTCCAGTCCGGCGATCGGTCCGTAATTCGTGGTCTGTCGCGCCTGATCGTACGGCAATCCGCGAATGACGCTGGACATCCAGTCGATTGTCTCGCGGGGATAGTTCCTCTGTTGAAGGAAATCCTGGTACGCCAGATTGAGACTGTCCTGCGTGAGTCCGCGGTTCGTTCGGCCGATTGCTTCCATAGCAGCCGCGTCGCCGAATCCCATCTGCGATGCCATCCTGCCCAGAGCGCCGAGTTCCCGCGCGCCCTGTATTCCGGTTTCCGCCGAGATGCCAGCCGCCTGAAGATCGCGCGCTCGGTCAGCGCCGAACAGTTGACCGGCTTGATTGTACGCCTGTGACAGAGCGCCGAGTTGCTCGCGCTGCAAGTTCTCGCCGACGTCGCGGAACGTTCGCCCGGCCAGATCCATCATGCGATCGCTGCCGAAGTGACCCGCTCGCGTGAACGTGTTCTGCAACTGCGGAATCAGGTTCTCCTGCAGATTGCGGTTCGACAGTTCCTGCTGACGACTGAGCACGTGACCGATGAACGGATCCATGTAGTCGCCGACCGAACTGGTGAAGTCTCGCGTGCCCGACGCCAGATGGTCCGCAGTCATGTCCAGACCGCCGGTCAGCGTCGCTCCGGCCGCGTCCATGTACGGCTGATACGCGCCGATGTTGGCGCGCGTCATGCCGAATCCGGCCATCTCGTCCGGGCTGAAGTCCGCAATGCGAGGACCGCCGTAAGGCTGATACGGTTCAGCCGCTATTGCGTTCGCGCGCGCTACGAGTCCCTGAGTATAGTCGGACAGCCACTTCGGCATTGAGTCGATGGTCTGACCATACGTCGTGACCGAAGGTGGCGGTCTGCCCTCAAATAGAAAGTCGTTGACGGGCATTAGTCTGCCTCCTTAGCTAGTTCTTTCCTGAGATTGCGTATGAATCTCGAGTTCTGTGGAAAGCCTCCAAGCTCCTCAGCCAGCTCGGCGCGCTCTTTGTCGGAGAGCCTGCGCTTCTTGCGCGGGTCCTCCTTTCGTTCTCGCTGACGTCTGTCCCTCAGACGCCGTTCAACCTTGCCCTCCACCGGACCTCGGTAGTCGGACTCGACGCTGCGTTCGAGACTGTCGATGATTCTCTTCACGCTGCCGCCTTTCGCCATCCCCTTCAGTACGTCGTTGCCGCCATCCAGAGACTTCAGTTGCGCGCTGATCTCGCTGACGCGCTTCTTGTTGCCGGACTCGATCGCCTGCTCCAGACGATTGGCCAGCCGCTTGAGATCCTTGATTCCGGACTTGCTGACGCTGCCACCCTTGGCCATGTACTCTTCAGGCTTCTTGGCCGCTGCGCTAAACTTGCCCTTGGAAAGTTCCTTACCCTTGTGCTTTCGCAAGTTCTCGCGCATCTCATCGAGTCGCTTCGCACCGGCGTCCGTACTACCGTCGCCGAGCAACGCGACCGACTCACTGTCGATAACGTACTCGCCGTCACTGAGCACCGCCGGAATGTCGTCGCTGCGTCCAGTTCCCGGACCCTTCACGTGATGTGCGCTGCCGCCCTCGGCATACTTCTGCACGAGACCGCCGAGTCTGTACGCCATGACCTCTCCGCCCATAGCCGCTCCCGTGGGGCCGAAGGAGCCGGGAGGATAGGCCATCCGGTTGTCCTGATCGATTGTCCACCCCTCCTGCTGAAGCTTCGCAGCTTCGACCGGCCAGTAGAGACCCTTGAGCTTCCTCGGTCCCTGCGCGTAGTCGCCAGCCTGCGCCTGACGGTACATGTCGCCGACCATTCCGGCGATGCCGCGTCCACCGCGCGGAGGAACGAACGGCGGCGCACCGCCAGGAGGTCCACCGGGAGGCGCAGTCGGAGGCAATCCGTCGATGCTATTGCCCTCGAAGAACATCGCCTCGCCAGGATTCGCCGAAGACGCTCGGCCATAGTTGAAGTAATCTTGATCCGGCATTGCCTGACGATCGAACGACAGATTCGGCAACGACTGAGTGAAGCTGTCCGGCAGTTCCGGACGACCGCCTCCCTCCTCCTGTCTGCCTCCACCGAGCGCAGTACCGGCGAACAACGCGCCGCCAGCCGTGAGCCACGGATGATCGCGCATCCAATCGCCGGCTCTGCCGAGGAAGCTCGTGGCTCCTCCGCCTCCACCGCCGCCCATCGCTGTCTCCGCCAACGTCGGCGTCTGAAGCTCCGGCGGTATTGGGGACATGGGACCGGAAGGCTGCGTCGGGATACCGAGACCCTCCAGGCCGAACGGGTCTTCGTCGCGAGGCATGATTCCGCTCATGCCACCGACGTCGGCGTACTTGCCAGTTCCGAAGAACTCCTGACCCTTGTCGGTGATGGCACTCTCTAACTTCTGCATCGGATTGCCAGCCAACGACTGAAGCGCCTGACCCGTTGCACCCTGAGCGAACCCGACGCCGGTAGCCTCTCCCGCTGCGCCGCCTAGCAGAGCGTCCCCTGCCAGCTTCGCAGTCTTCTCACCGAGACCGAGTCCTTTGCCTATCTTCTCACCGACACCGCCGCTAGTCAGACCACTCAACACGCCACTGATCGCGCCCTCCTTGCCGCCGCTGATGGCTCCCAGACCGCCGCGAATGATCGTGTTGCCGATGGTCGCCGCCGCTTTGCCGGTTGCACCGAGCCATCCGCCGACCGCGCTGCCGAGTCCGGGGGCAAACACGTTCAGCGCGATCGGCGCAACGAAGCTGAAGAGTGGTGACTTGACGATCTTCTTGACCACCTTCTTGACACCCTTCCACAGCTTACTTAGGAATCCGTACTCCGGAATCCCAGTGCGGGGGTTGACCTCGGCCGGTCCCCACATGGATTCGATGACCTCGAACTCCTCGGGGGCAAGATGAAGCAGAACCTCATCGTCGCCGCGACCAGCTTGGCGCGTGCGTTCGGCAGCCTGCATCGTCGCACCGCCGCCGTCCGCGTATCCACCCATGTTGAACAGACGAACCTGTTTGCCGCGACTCGTGTCACCGCCGTACTCTTGAGCGGCCATGCTGACGAGCAAGTCAAGACCGCCGGGAATGGCTGCGACTTCGGCTATATCCTCAGTCAGCGCCTTCCCTCGCTTGAACTCGGTGCGTCCACCTTCTTTGTATTTCATAGTCCTATCCTGTCAGTTCAATTCTTGCGTCAAGAAAAACAATTCTGCCCAATCACGCCAATTCTCGAAGTCCAGCGGATTCGGCGTGTCAAACCCGATGAAGTCAGGATCGCCGATAAGGTTGATGGCCCACTCACGCCACTCCTCCGGATCCAGTAATTTCTGCGTCGTACCATTTCCTATCTCCGTGAACTTTGCCATCTGGTCCGTCCATTCTATGACGTCCATGTGGTTCGGGTTCAGTATCAAGATTCGATCCTCTCGTCTGCCTGATCCAGATGCCCCAAAGTCTCACCGTATTCGTAGTCGCCTCCCTGCACGTTGCTCCTGAACTTGAAGCTCATGAGCCGTCGCACTTCCCTGAACTTGACCGTCTCGTCTGACGATTCCGCCGGTGTCTCGGCGAACGTCTGCGCCGCAGACTCCACGAACGGCGCTTTGCTGTTCGCTCGGCCGCGCACACTAACAGTCATGTCGCCAGATTGCACGAAGTCAGGTTCGACACGTTCGATTCGCAACTCAAAGTTGCTCGGTTGCTGCTGATCCACCGGCATGCCGATCTCAGCAGTCTCGAAGAACGAATCGATCGCATCGATCTCGCTCGCGTTCACCTTGTCAACCCCGGTCTCGTGCTGCCAGAGCGTATACATCGGGGACGCGAAGGTGTTCTTATTCTCCGCATCGACGAGGAACGGTTTGTTGTACACGCGCGCATAGATTCCGGCCGTCCGTCCTGGGAAGGAGGGAGCCTCGGCACTGCCGTCGGCCAGAGGCAACTCGGTATCGTACCAGTACCCCTCCTTCACGTTGAAGATCACGGCGTGAGTACACTCCGTCGCGTTGCCGCGAGGATAGCACCACCAGATTTCGCCGAAGCGCGGCACCTTGAACCCGAACACCTTCTGTCGCTGCGTGAAGTTCAGGTTGTCGAAGAAGTAGTTGATATTGAAGTCGTTGGGAATGTCGCGCACCACTCCGTTGAACATCATCCACCGATCGACACCGGGCCAGAAATACGTTCCGTCGTACTCCACGACGCCCTGACTGCTCAGGATGCTGATGTCGCTGGCCAGCGTATCGAACTGCCAGACCGCCGCGCCTCCGACGAACGTCGCGCGAATCAGCGCGTCCAGCGACCAGAAGATTCCGGCCGGTCCCTGACCAGCGCCTCGCAACGGAATGCCCTTGACCACCTTCTGTTGAGTGACGAACGCTTCCACGTCCAGCGTTGTAGGATCGTTGACCATCGACCACGCGATCTGACCGTTGTTGCCATAGGCGAACAAGTACGGACCGAGCGTCACGATGCCGCCGCTCACACTTATGAATGTGCTGTCCACGAGCACGCCAGCCGCAGTCGCCTCGCCGATGTACACCGGAGACTCCGCCGTGCTGTCGATGTTAGTCAGGTTCATGCCAGCGTGAGCGACGACATCAGTCTGAATTGCGACGGCGTCGTAGAAGTGATCGAACTGCCACAAGTGTTGAGCGTCTGCCACGAATCCGGCCGGAGTACGATCGTTCTGTCCGCTGAGCGTTCCCGCGCCGGACACGATGTACTGACTGACCTGACTCTCGCCGCCGATGTGCAAATAGCGCAGACCGTCCGCGCTGAAACTTGTCATTCCCCTGGCGAGTTCCGGAACCGTGTTCGTCACAGCTTGGTATCCGCCCATCTTGCGAGGACGGCCACGCTGGAACCGACACCATTGTCCGTCGATGTAGTTCTCACCCTCGAGAACTGTGCCGTCCCGCTTAATACCGGGTAGCGACCGAATTTTTACTGGACGTTCTGGCATTACGAATCACTTATCCTGTAGGACCACGACCATCCGGCGTTGACACCCTTCACGCCTGCCGCTGTCCAGTTATTGCCCCAGTCTCTTCCCGCCGCCGTGGGGCAGAACATCTCGATCGCTCCGGCCGACGTCAGGAAGAAGGACGCTAGAATCTGATCTGCCGAGTTGTTCGTGCAAATCGTTGAGCCGTAGCGCGTCGAGTCGGGTCGAAGAGCCACCGGCCAGTCGTTGCCGGTTGCCAAGTTCGTTCCGTTCGAGTTGCCGAAGTTTGCCGTCGGCATGGTGACGTGAACGAGATCACCGATGCGGATATATTGCAACGTGACCAAGTTGCTGTCGCTGAAACCGAGGTCGAACGTGATGCTGAAGCTACCGACCTCCACGATGGGAACGTCGGTGCCGTCGTCGCGCGTATACATCAAAGTGTTCGGCGCGTCGTTGCGTACCCAGATCTGAGCGTATCCGGCCTGATCTGCCGCCGCCGCTGCCTGCTCGAACATTCGCAGGACACCGCCGTCGATCTCAGTCACCGTGAACCCGGCAATGGAGAAGTCAGTGATGGCACCGGCACGGCTGAGCGTACCCTGCACACCGAACGCGCTCAACCCGATGAAGTCGGCGGCACTCGCGCGGAACTGCGCAGTCGCGTCGAAGAACGTGACCTGATTGCACTCCAGCCGACCGATGCTGTCGATGAGTATGTTCGCTCCCGCGTCATCCCATCCACCGGCACCGTCACCGCGAAGTACTCGGCTCGCCGCTGCGCTTGCCTCAACGTCCGTTATGTTTGCGAGTGCCAACACGTCGGCTATCGTCGCGCGCCGGTTGACGTTTGCGTTATCTATGTCCTGGAATACCAGGAAGTCGCCCGTAGCTGGAACCGCTATAGTTCCCGCGCTCAAGTCGAACGCCAGCGTTCGGTCCGCCGTGAGATCACCGCCTCCAGAGATCATGTCGCCGGAGTTGATCAGTCGCGCAGTTGGTACGCCACCGAGGTTCGCCAACGCAGCCGCAGCGTTGACAGCGCCGGTTCCACCCTGTCCGATCGTAATGGGCGGAGTGAGCGTGCCCGTCTCGGCATCGACGACCTCCGTGCCGTCGCAGTACAGAATGCTTCTGTTGTTCTGCACGACCTGGATGTTAGTGACCTGCGCCGCCGTGCCTACCTCGAACGTGAACGCTCCAGTCGTACTGTTGTCAACCCAATACTGCTGGATCGAGTTCGGCACGACGACGCGACGATTGCCTGTCAGAGCGCCGATGAACTGGTAGCTGATTCGGTTCAGTTGTACGCCACTCAGGATGAAGTCGCCACTGCCGGACACGTCGATCTGAACGAAGTCGAACGCGATGGTCGCGCTGCCTCCCAGACCCACGGTATAGAAGTCAGTGCCGTCGGTGATGACGATGCACGAATCGCCGGGGTTCAGGATCAGCGTGGCTTGACTGTCAACCTGCTCCGCTCCTGGCGGGGTCAACGTCAGCGTGCCGGTTCCCGCGTTGCGGACGTAGCTGAACCAGTCACTACCGACTGTCGCCGCGACCGGAAGGTTCAGTACTCCCACACCGCCAGTCCAGATGGTGAACTGCGCGCGATCGGCGTCAACCCAATTAACTGGAGTGACGGCCGTCAGAGTCGGCGCGACGCGCTGGTTCAGCGTGACGCCGATTGCCTTGAGTCCGGCACCGGCCAGCGCAGCGGCATCCGCCACCGACACCGACGCGCCAAGCTGGAACACGCGCCACGTTCCCGCCGCCGTACTGTTGTCAGTCAGGTATATGAACCACGACGTACCGGGCAGCAACGATATGATCGTTCCGCCAGCGTTGTCCCGAATGGTGACCGTGTTGGCACCGACGTTCGTGATCAGGGACGTGAACCCTCGCGACACTATGCGCGCGTCGTCGAAGTCAACGTTCAGTCCGGCAACGGTAGCATCAACGTCTATGATGTCAGCCGCTACGTTGTCACCGCCGATCTGTTGCTGGTTCGGCCACAGAAGCTGAACGTCAACCGCCGTGACTAGTGACAGATACGTCCGCTGCGATGGGTTGATCGACCCGCCGCCGAAGACTTCTGAGTAACTCATCTTACGCCTCCTTCCTGTTAGAAGACCTGTCGATGATCTTCTGAATATCTTCGCCGTTCAACAGGCCGAGGTCTCGATCGTACGCTGCCTGCCAGACCGGAATTCTTTGGTCGTTCTTCAAGAACCCCGACATCTGAACGAGCGTGCCGTGAAGCAGCGCGTTCGGCGCGAGATCCGTAGTCCAGTTCGTCTGGTTGCCAGCATCGAGCAGCGGCGGGAGTTGATAGTAGAGCAACTCGAATGGATACGCTGCATCCGGCGTCGGACTGAACAGAAAATTGTAGAAATCGTAGTCGGCGTAGAACTGCGGTTGAGTCGTCAAGTCTTCATCCGGCCAGTACATCCGACAGTACTCATAAGAACGCGGGAACAGCGGAGTTCTCACCTGCGCTGTTCCCACGCCAAAGTTGATGCTCACCGTGTCGCGCCAGCGATCCGGCTTCTGGTACACGGAAGTTCCAGCGGCCATGACGCCGGTTACGACATTAATGAATCCCTGGATCTTGAGCGCCCGAGCGATGTCTCGCTCCGCCAAGTTTATCCTTCGCGGTATCTGCTCGAACACGGTAGGATCAACAGACGTCCCACGTTCTAAGAACTGTTGGATGTCTTTGACCAGAGAATCAAAAGTCAGTGAGGTTGCCATCTTCTTACTCCGTCAAGGAATCTCTCAGCGCCTGGAGTTGTTGCTGTTCTTCTTCCGTAAGGTCGCGCTCGGCCTCGATAGCTTCGAGTTCCGCAATGCGATCCTCGACGGAAGGCGTCGGTGCGTTGCCACCACCTTCGCCGCCCTCACCACCTTCGCCGCCTTCGCCGCCTTCACCCTCCGTGGGGGAAGGATTCTCCTCGGCCGCTTCCTCGCGTTGACGAGCGAGGATGCGCTCCTTCTCGGCCTGATACCCGGCGTGAACGATGGCGCGCTGGTCACGCAGAAACTGTCGTTCCTCGCGCGTCGGTCCGCGTCCCTCGTCAGCCATTGCTTTGATGATCATGGCGAACGCTTTCAGTTCCTCGTAAGCCTCGTCGCCCTTCTGCACCAGACTGCCCAGAATTGCGAGCAATTCCGAAGCCTGACGCGCCGTTGCGCTGGCCTGACCGCCGAGAAGCGGGTTGTTGAGGATCGTCGAGATGCCCTGCACTGCGATCATGAATAGTTCTGCAAATCCCATCACTCTGCTCCTTTGACTGCTGATTTGAGATTAGCGATGAGCGGTAGCGCTCGTTCCAGCCAACTATTCAACCTCTGAGCGACGAGCACGTATTTGTCTTGCGTACTCTCCCCCTCTGCGATTTCATCTTTGACCGTTTCGAGTTCTTCCAGCGTCTCGTCCAAGGCATCCACAACCGGGGTCGCACGTTCCTCCGCAGCGATGAGCTTGAGCGACACGTTGTCCGGCAAGTTGCCGGTCTGTATCAGCTCGAGACCCTTCGCCTGGAAGATGTTGTACGTTCCCGACGCTGCATACGCTCGCAGTTCAAGTGTGTCCGCCTGCGCAATCGGATTGGCAGTGGCGCACGCCTGAAGCGTCGCGATCGTCAGTAGCAGAAGCGGAACTCGCAAGAAATTCCATCTCGGTAGCATTATATAGTACCTCCTCCGTCACCCGTGCCTGTGACTTTGTTTACCAGACGACGGGTGCTGAGCGCCTGATAGTCTTTGAAGAACTGAATCGCCGCGCCGCCGATCATGCTGACCCACGCAGCTTGACTAATCAACGCGAACGTCATCTCTGCGTCGTTCGCAAACAACGCGACGAGCGCCGTCAAAAAGTTGATGATTGCGGCCACAAATGCGCCGATGATTGTGTTCATACTTCTACTCCTCCAGTTCCTGTGACGGAACGAATTGTCAAACGATGCTTTCCTTCTCTTCCCAACAACGAATTGAGAACTCTCATTGCCTCGCCGCTGCTGGATACCGCACGAGCGTAGGCTCCAATCTTCTTGTCCATCAGAAGCGAACGTTGCATTCCTGGGCCGATGCAACCGACCACGTTGCGCGCGAAGTTGGCGACGTGAATCAGCACGAGATATCGTCCCACGCCGTTCGGTCTGGATTCCTCCGTCTTGAACACTCCGAGATCGGGGTTGTACAAGATGTAGACTTCTCTTCGCTTGTGGCGCTTCGGCCGCATCCACGGTTCCAAGATGTACTCTCCGTCGGGTACGCACGACTCGAAGGGTTTACCTCCAGGAGAAGTGTGAGGAACCCAAGGCCGCTCAATAGTAGCCAGAGCAAAATCATCAACACGAAGAACACCCTCAGTCTCCGACTTGGCATAACTGAACCTTTCTAATGTCAGTTCCACGCTACTCTTCCTCTTCCTTTTCGGTGAGCGCTTCTTTGGCTTCTTCCAGTGCGTCCAACTCAATTTCCTTGTCAGCCAGCTCCTCAGCATCTGCACGAGTCCAGTTCTCGCCGTCGTTGTCACGATCGTACTCCAAGTCTGCGATCTCTCGTTTCGTGCGATTTATGTCACGTTGGAGGAGGGCGACGAAGGCGTTGTTTATAGGCGTGACCTCGTTCGACACCTCGGTTTGGACAACAGACTTGATGTCCTCCGCCAATGCGTCAACGATGATCGGCTGCGCGATGAACCAGAAGATCGGCACGAGTGTCGCATACGTCACAATCTGGTTTATCCCGATGCGGATACCCCGCTCTTTGAGGTCCGCCCTTTTCTCTTCCTTCGTCGCCATCTTCTTAGTCCTCGTTGTCCTCCCCGTTGGCAGCCGCGCCTCTCAGTTCCTCCGCCTTCTTCAAGGCTTCGTGCTCCTTGAGAACTTGCGGCGAAGTGACCACGAGTTCGCCCTTGGCCATCGCGCCCAGAACGTGATCGAGAACCACGAGATCACCCGACTTCGCCATGCTTGGGGTAATCGTGACTCGCTCGTCATCGTTCAGCAGCGACAGACCAGTGGCGCACGCTTGCGCGATCTGCTGCGGGGATAGCTGAAATTGTTTCGGTTGTTGCTGTTCTTCACTCATCGTACTTCCTCTTTAGTTAAGCGGGATCAGCTTGATTGCTGCCCGTACTGCGTTGCCATCTGCTCCGGTGTCCGCGTTCTTGGCGCACCGAAGTGACATGGTTCCCGTTGTCGCACCCATGATCAGGCGTCCTACTATCGTGACGTATGTACCGGCCGGAGTCGCTGCTCCGCTGGTCGGCACGAGTACGTTGTTAGTCACTACCTCGCCGTTCTGACCTTCGATGATGGCCGTAACGTCGTCTTCCGTGTTGGTCAAAGTTCCGTAGAATCTTGCGTTCGTGTCAATTACGAACTGTATGTTCATGTCGTCGGCTGCCGGAGCAGTCACTTCGACTGAAGCGATGACCATGTAATCCGTGTTGATCTCTGGGCTGACGTTCGCAACGGCCGTGAAGCCGGTTCCCGTGATCAGCACTGTTCCAGCCGAGATGTCTCCTCCAGCGCCAGTACCGGCGACCAGATGATCCACGCCGTTGTCGTCAGTGAACATCAAGTTGTTTGGCGAGTCATTGCGAACCCACAACTGACCGAACCCGGCCTCGTCTACGTCCGCTGACGCTTGCTCGTTTATCTTGATCACACCGCCGTTCGGGTTGCCGACGTACAGCGTGTCGCGAACGCGAGCGCCTAAGATGTCCGTCTCGAACTGCGCCGCTGCGTTGTAGTACAGTATCGTCGCGCCGCCCGGAGTGGCCGTCAAGACGTCGTCTCCGGCAGTGCCGACCTGAAGTTCAATTTGCGTGTTGCCGCGAAGGAACGTTACCGCGTCGGGGTCAGCCTGAAGAACGCTGCGCAGCGTTCCACCGGCGTCCTCGCCTCGGAAGAACATGAGCGCGCCGTGTACGAGGCTGCGAACGTCCAGATCGTTGCCGACGTTGCCGATCAGCGCTCGGGCTGTTCCGTTGGCGTGTACGAAGCGAAGCAAGTTGTTTCCGACGTCAGTGCTGTCATCTTTTACGATGTTCACGCCGTCCGTGATTGTGCGCAGCCTTTCGAAGTTGTTGAACCGAAGCGCGACGCCTGCATTCTCGGAGAACGTCACCCAGATGTCTTCCAACACACCGCCCGAAGTTACCTGACGAATGCGTGCATCGGTGCCGGTAGACGAGTCGAACTCGATCTGAATGCCGCTGTCCGACGTCGTGGTAGAAGTAAGCCTTATGAACGCGGCACCGCCGCCGTCCGTCTCGTCAAGTATGATCGCAGCCTGACTCGCGGGTATGGTAAGTTCTGAGCCGTCCCAAGTACCGAAGCCGCCGAACGCGCCAGCATTGTTGAACTGCACGCTATTCACTGCTCCGCCAGGAGCACCGCCGCCACCGGCAGTCAAGTTAGTCTCGACACCTCCGTCATCTCGGAAGAAGAGGTTGTCGCCTGAAGCGTATAGTTGGCCGAACCCTGCGACGTTCGGTGCTGCCGTCACATAGCGCAGCATCAGCGGATCGCCGAAGCGGAAGTGTATGAAGCTGCTACCGAAGTCCATGAAGTCACTGTTGAACCCGGTTCCCGCGATTCCCCAATTAAAGTTCCCCGCACTGTACTGCAAGAACACGGTACTGTCGTCCGCCGGATTGCGCATCTGCAGAGACGTACTCGGTCCAAGCTCGAAATCATTTATGGCGTTCGTGAATGTCCACGCGCCCGTGATGTTCTGATTGCTCGTGGGGTCGAAGCCGCCTCCGGTCGAGATTTCGAAGTCTGTACCAGCATCGTCGGTGAACATTAATACGTTCGGCGTGTCGTTGCGAACCCAGATCTGACCGTACCCGGCCTGATCCGCCTGAGCAGCCGCAATCTCTTCGATGAACAGCGACGCGCCGTTCTGAACCAGGAGCCGTCCGCTGCCCGTACTGTCGATCTCGATCGGATCACCGAGGTAACCGAGGAATCGAATGACGCCGTCCGCCTCCAGTTGCAGAAGCTCGCCGGACAAGTCACTGTTGAAGTTGAGATTGTGATTCGAAGCTGACAGACTGTAGTCAAACTCCAAATTGAAGCCGTTGCCGCCAGTCTGATCACGCAGTGTCAACACCTCGTAGTTCGTGCTGAGTGCGCCCTGCATGATGATGCCGCCACCGACACCTTGAACCGCCGCGAACGCGAGCGCGCTGAGCGCGTTGTCATACGTCAAGTTCGCAGCTTCGAGCCACGCAGCCGCGCCGTCCGAAATCAGCATCGAATTGAGGACCGTCGGCGTGGGCAAGTTGCCAGCCGGAGGAACGTCCGCGTTGATGGTGATCGCGCCTCCCGCTCCGCCGTCCACGATCGTGATGCCGCTTCCCGCAGTGAGAACGCG